ATCATCAACGCTTAACTTGACTGGAATAAAAAGTTTCCAAAGGAAATCCGTCAGAGGAGCAGTGCCCGTTGGATCAATGATGCGGCCATCTCGCCGTCCCCATGGAGGTTCATGGCGAGGAATCAAACGACCCCACAGATCGTGCATCGGATAGGACTCTATAAGCGGAATCCCGGCTTTACGAAGGGACCTGTCCAAGACGATCGGATAGAACTGGTCCGCTGTATCGCCCCAGATCTTATTCTGCATGTAGACCTTCTCGCCAGCTCGTTTACCCTGGCGATAAAGGCTCGGAACAAAGGTGGGAGCGAAGTTACTTGCCCATCTTACGCCTTTTTTCAGGTAACCAGGCGTCTCAAGTGCGCGAATCACATCGCTGTATTGCTGCAGGAATAGTTTCGAATCTAACTGTCCAAGTACGCTTCTGCCAAGCGCATTAAATTTAGCTTCAAACCCTTCCTCCTTCGTTGCATTGATCATATCAACCATTATGGCCATCGAAGTTGCAAAGGGTTCGATTCCTGCATAAGAGAAGCGCGTTCCGAAAAGCTTGACCGTTAGAGGATCAAATGTTCGAAACGTTTGTTCTCGAGTAGCTCGGTCGAATCTAGGGGCTCCAGCCGCACCAGTAATCCAAGGGTCATCCGGGTCAAGACTGGCAACAATAGACCAAAAGACTCCTTGGGCAATGACCTGCTGAGCCATGCGAGCTGTAACCCCGTCCCATCCAGTTTTGAGGGTATCCTCTAGCTCCTGTTCAGTTTTTACTATTGAACGATCATTTTTACGCAGTTCATCTTGTTTGCGTTTCCCTTTGACTCCCTTCTTAATAGCATCCCTTTGCTTCTTTAAGAGAAGTAGCTTCTGTTCAAGCTTATCCGCCAAGTTGCCTGACCTGAATGCGTTGTACATCCGAAAAGCAGCAGAGAATCCGCCTATCTGGGATTTACTGATGCCTGTCTCTACCATGTTCACTGGACTCTCAACGAAAGCAATCAAAAAGCGCATAACCGGCGCCTTTCGATTAATGCCGTTAGCGATATCTTTCATCCTCTCCGAAGCTTTAGCACTCTGGGACGAAGGGCGAATACCTTCGCGCCTTGTCTGCCTAAAAGAAAGTAAAAGCCCTACCTCATATGCTCTTTTCCATGCTTCGGACTCATAGTTGGTTCCCTGACGAGCCATCTCCTGCGACAGCTCGGTTCCCGAAAGACCCTTTTGCTTCGCTATTTGATAAGCTTCAGCGCCTACTTGCATGTTAACAATAGCTGTAGTAGCAAGCTCATCGCCCAACAGCAAAGGACCATAACCCATCCTGCGGATTCGCCTGCCCCACTTTCCTCGAATCAATCGTCCTCGAGCATCAATCCTTGCTCCATGTTTTAAGCCAAGCTCAATTTGCAACTGTGAATTCTCCGAATGCCATGAAGCAATTGCATTTCGATAGCCCTTGCCAATACCAGGTATAAGGCCCTGATAAACATACCTCAGCTCTTGAAAATCTGTGCTCTCTCTATCTCGTTTACTGAGTTGCGGGATTAGCTGACTAATCATAGCCTCGACAGGTCGCTCGAGACCAAAGTGCCAGCCACCATGGATGATATTCCCTCCTAAGTTCTTAGCGTAAGTAAGCGGTCCAGAGAGGATCCCAGCACTCCGCCAGTACTCAAACAACCTGCTCATGAATGGAGTTTCTTGAGCCTTAATCTCAGCCAGCATGCTCATAGATAAACTGGTGTCTTCGGCAATGGTATCGATATTCTCAAGACCGAATCCCATATCCCTTAAACGCTCCACCGCAGCAAGAGGGTCATTAAGAGAAAGAATGGCTTCTGATAACTGCAGTTTTCTGAAGTCGCGCAACGGCCCCTTAGGTATGAGCCTCGTATCCATTGCACCGAAAGGATCACCACGGCGACGAAAGGCGCGGCTTTGTTCTGTGCCTGCCACTATATAAGCACTAACTATTGCCTGGCCTTCCTCAACTGCTGTTTGATCGCCTGTCTGTAAAGCTTCAATGGATTCGTCTGTCATTATAGTCTTCGCAGAAACAACATCGATTTCATTGTACGCTTCACCTGCAAGTGTTTTATTGAGGAGTCTTGCCCGAACTCCATTCCTGTCGGCAAGAATCTCCTGGCGGGAAGCTTCGTCAGCTACCGGTTCATGACGAACAGCAGGATAGCCATCCTCGATCAGTTCATCATTAACTTCATCAAAGACACCGCGAGCCAAGGCATCCAATAGAGGATTAGCGCGGAGACGAGGACCACGCTTGGTAGGGTCTTTCTCTTCCTTAACTGATCGTGCAAGCGCTTCAAGAAGTGTTTGGTCAGGCGTCTTTTCTACGCCAGGTTCGACTGCACTCTCCGTCTGCTCTGCAGCCTCTATTACTTCAGCTGGTGCTTGCTCTACTTGCTGCTCTGTTTCCTGAAACTCTTCCTCTATCGCTTCTTCTTCCGTCTGTGGCTGCTCTTGTGCTTGCGCTTGCCCTTCTTCTTGTTCAGTGCGGCGTTGCACACTGCGAAGGCGTTTCTTTTCCGCCTTCCTCATAAATCTTATTCTTCTGGATCTTGCTCTCTCAATTTGTTCTTCTTCTGTTACTATTTTACCTTCCGGCCCCTCAAGAACCCTTTCCAACTCGACGGCCCTCTCTTCTATGATATCTTCTGCTAAATCTTCACGGCCCTCAATGTAGTTCTTGATGGCCAGTTTCTTTAGTTTCTTCATATCAAGCTGTGCGGTTGCATCCTCCGCCTGTCTTGTGGCCTCTCGCAACTCATCAATCTGTCTACGTTGTGATTCTTCAGGTCTTTCCCGGCTCTGCTGCTGTTCTTCAAATTGTTGGCTATCTAACTTTCTAGACAACTCTTGTTGAGTAATGGAACGACCTAAAAATTCCTCAATCTTACTTTCCGGAGATGGCTCTCTTTGGAACCCACCTCTTATTTCTTCCGCGACTGCTTCCGCTTCCGCTTCCTCTTCTTTAACGCGGCCTGACAGATCGCGAAGGCGTTCCGTACCCCCTTCTTCCGCCGCACCTTCTTCACGCACCGGTCCAGCTTCGCGGGCATCTTGCAACTCCTGTTCAGTCTCTGCTATTAAACGGTCATGCTTGCGTAGTGCTGCCTGCCTGCGCTTCACTCCGCCTTCCTTTAAAATAACACTCCTTCTTCTTTTTAGAAGCAATAGTCTTTGCTCAAGTTCTTCTTCTGAAGTGACCTCTATTGCTTGCTCTGCTTCTATTTGGTCCAGTGCTTCTTCCTCTGCACGGGCTTCCCTTTCCCTTTGAACAGGCGTCTTAGCTTCTTCAGTACGAAGGGCTTCTAGTCTTTCTCTTTTGAGTTGCTTTATTTCAGATGGAGTATTCTCACTGACGATTCCTTCAACCTCGAAGAGCATCTCATCAAGTATCTCTTCGGCAAGGCCATCAAATCCTCGCAAATGATTCTTCTTAGCCAACTTCTTCAAACGATCAGCATCTAATGAAGCGGTTGCTTCTTCTGCTTCTCGCCCGTTCTTAGACAACTCTGTCCTTCTGCGTTCTTTTGCAACATCCGCTCCTTCACTCCTCTGTTGTCTTTGCTCAAACTCCCTTCTTTGCAATCGACTGGTTTCCTCTTTATCCGAAAGCGGTTTGCCTAAAGCTTCTTCAAGCTTTGCACCTACGGAAGGCTCTACTGGCTCCCCTATCGAATCTTGAAGTTCTTGTTCTGGAGTGGCAACTTCCTCCTGTTCTATCTGCTCAGCATCCGCCTTCAACTGCTCTGCGGCATTCTTGCGATCCTGCACTGTATCCGTCGGAGTGCTCTCAGGAATGATGGCCTGCTTCTTTGCTTCATTGGCAGCAGCTCGACTGGGATTAGGCTTATCAAGAAACGCTGCAGCAGCCCGAGCCCCGGGAATGATAGCAAATGCTGTCGCATTAACCGCCAGTCGACGGCCTGCTTCAGCTAGATCACCTTCGGTTAAAGCACTGATAGCAGCACTACCTTCAAGACCTGGTGCAATATCCCGGGCTAGTGAAGCAGCTTCTTCTTCAAGAATTTCTCCCCAAAGGCTTCCCAGCTGCCCCTTCTTGAGAAGCTGATTCAAACGCTTGAGCTTGTCTCCCGTATCCCTTTCAAGGAACTCTGAGAGTATCGCAATCTTAGCCCCTTTAATCTTTGCTGGAATCAGTCTTCCAGCGCCCACAGCAAGACGAACGCCAGCTCGTTCTGATGCAATTTCAATAAAGGCGTCGAGAACTCCTGTTGGCAATGCTTCGAGAAATGATTGGTCATTCTTCTTGATAACCAAAGCAAGCTTGCCTGCCTGATCTTCTGTCAGGTTCAACTCAGGCATCATCTGACGGACGGTTGATGCTACGATTAGCTGAGGATTGGCTAAGGTCTGAGCAAATGCACCTACGCCTCGTGACGCTGTAAAGGTAGCCAATCGTCCTATCCGAGTCCCTGCATGTTTCCCTAAGGCATTGATTGTTGACTTCTCAATGCCTTTAGATGCAACACGAAACACCCCTCCGGTTGCACCAATTTCTATTGCAAAACCTGGAATGCCTGTGACAACATCGAAAACTTGCTTTGCAAATCCTGCGTCCTCTCGACGCTCTCGTTCAACAAGTACGCCTGCCAAAATACCAATATCAGCATCAGACGGACCGCCTTGCTCAAATCGATTGGCAGCTGATCGTGCACGGATCATGAATGCAGCATCAGTAGCTTGTCCGACAAATGGAAGTTTACTTCGAACGAAATCCATAGCAGATGGACCTGCCGCACGAACCTCGTCCATGGCTTCCCGCAATTGCTCTTGCTGAATAAATGGTTGTGTCTGCTCCTGGATGAACTGAGCGCGTTGAAATCGTTGCTCGGATTGCTGCTCTACGAGATCCTGACTAGGATCTGGAACGAAAGAAACTGGCTCAGGAACAGTTAGAAGGGGATCCAGAGCAGGTTCGACAATGGGAGCGTCACCGAAATCCAAGGGAGCCGGTTGAACAATTGGGGCATTACTGAAATCAAGCTTAGTACCCATTAATTCTTTTGCCGAATGTTTCCATCAGAATCCTTAAACCGAGCTCCTGATGGAAGATTATCGAGCTGCTTTTGAGTTGTTACAGTTGGCAGCTCTTCAGGAGCTGGGGTCGGCCGCGGTGCAGCCCTCCTCTGCGCAGGAGCAGGAAGATTAGCAATACGACTAGCCTCCTCAGCCTCTTGTTCAAAAGTTCTCTCCTGTATGTTAAAGATAGGCTCAGCTTCATAATCAAAGAATTCAGGAACGAAACCTTCTCTTATGAGTCTTTGGTTAGCTATTGCATTGGCTCTCTTTGAAGCTATTCTTGGACCATCGTCATCCATATCTTTTAAGTAAGCTGCATCTCGATTATCGCGTATCTTCTTCCCGTTCTCTTGACGCTTAGCTTCCGCAACATCTTCAGCCTTCTGTGCAGCTACCTCAGCCACAAGCCTTTTGTCGTTTTCTTCCCATTGTCTCTTGGTCCTTGCATCAATGATTATTTCACCATCTACTCCGATGCGAATACCTTTGCCAAACTCATCTACTTCTATTTCTTCTGTCTCAGGGTTTCTCAGAAATGGAGTCGTCTGGTCTATCTGCTCCTGAGTCGTTGGCTTAGGTGTCATCTGACTCTTCATGCGCTGAAGCTTTGTTAGAATCCTCCTTCGCTGAACATTAATCGTTTCTGGTCTTGCCGTACCATCGATCAAGCCCTCTTGCAGCTTATCCAACTCAAGCTTAAATCCCTCCAGTTTTGCGTTTCGAGATTCAGCATTTGGTGAGTTCTGTGCAAACTCCAGTCCTTTAAGATCCTGGAATAGCTGTTCTTCTATTTTGTCCAGGGCTCGGGTGTCTGTGGCCTCAAGCTGAATATCCTGGCGCTCAAAATCACCAGCCTCTCCAAGGACAGTCCGACGGTTAATCTCGTTCTGAATATCAAGCCGGCCTTCCTGCCTCTGCCCTTCTAGCTGTTGAGCTAGATCACCCCGCAAACCAATCTCTTGCTGCCTCTGAAAGCCTTGTTGGTTCTGAAGGAACCCCTGCATCTGCAGTTTCTGGATGGCAGCCTGACGATTGGCTACGCCGGTTTGCTCGGCCAAATCAAACCGTCTAGCATCGGAACGGCGCTTCTGAGCGAGCTGTTCAAGCTTCAGAGCGAACTCATCTTGGAAGCGGCTAAGGTCTTCCCGACCGCCGACAAAAGATGCACGCGCAAGTACAGCAGCTGCCGGATTATGTACGACTCTTATGGCAATTAGATTAATCCTCTATAATGCAAGACGACAAAGGGAGAAAGAAACGTGTTAAATTGATAGCAAAATGGCGAGAGCGATATCCTGAGAAATCCATCGCTCATGCAAGAATTCAAAAGGCTGTGCAGTATGGAAAGCTTCCTCGTCCTGATGAGTTGAGCTGTCGACGCTGCGGTCAACCCGCTCAGCATTATCATCATCACTATGGTTACGACCCTATTCATTGGTTTGATGTGATGCCCGTTTGCATCCCATGCCATAGGATTCTTGGTTAGGCTACCCTTCAAGCATTCGTCTTGCCTGAACCCTAGCAATACGCTGCTCAGCTTCAGTGCGGCGTCGCTGCCGTGGACTACCACTACGACGACGACGGGGCTGAACCCCACCCGGACTCTGGATACTCTGCAGGAACTGAAGAAGGTTATTTGGATTGAATTGGTCTTGGAGACCCTGGCCTATCTGCATTGCTCGGGCGCGGCTTACTGCCCCCCCGACCGACCCGAGACGGCTCCCTCCAAGGCGACCGTCCCGGGACCGGCCAAGCTCCCTACCCAGGGTAATTAGCTGTCCAAAATCAGGGCCTGTATCCTCGCGCCGTTCAATGAAGCCAAGCAGGTCGCCGGAGAGGTCAGCATCTAGGCTCAATCGCTGCTGACGAAGGCGGTCAAGCGTCGAACCCCGTGTACGGCCTCTCTCCCTGGCTATTCCCTGCTGAAGAACGGCAGGGATGGTACTGCCAGATAAGCCTCTCTGCGTCAGATTAGCCAGCTGCTGGGCCTGTAGCTCCTCAAAGCTTTGGTCAATATCGGCCAGCTCCTGCTGCCCTAACCCTTGAAGATTAGCCATCCCTCTGTTGAACCGATTCTCAAATCCGCCCTTCACTTGCTCAAATCTCTCCAGGTTGGCCCTGTTGGCCGCCTCCTGGGCCCGCTGGAACTCACCGGCTAGATTACCTAGCAAGCCGCCAGAGCCGTCAAATCGCCCCCTGGAGCCCCTGCGGCCACCACCGCCTCTACCTCCGCCTCGACCGCCGCCAGCGAATATGCCTCCTGTCTGATTGAATTCAGCCAGACGCCTCGCTGCACCCGGTGAGTCAGGGCCAAGAATGGACCCTAATGGCCTTCGAGGCAGATTGCTGCCAGGAAGGAACCGATTGCCCGGATCGGCAGTAAGACCGGTGCCTCCGCCGCCACGGAGCCCGGGGGGGGGTAGGCCCCCGCGACGACGACGGCGTCCTCGAGCACGACCTCCGAGAATATTCCCTAATCTGAGCGTTGTTCCTGATAGATCAACATCCTCGATATCAGGCAACAGCTGAAACTGTTCAAGAAGACTGGGCAAGGAACTCATCAGAAAAACCCTCCTCCGCCAGAACCAAGGCCACCGAGGAGTGCTTCGCTCCCGAAACTACCTCCTCCAAAGCCACCACCACCACCACCGAAATTAACTACCGGACCGCGACGCTGCTGTTGTCTAAGCCTCCTTAAGGGAAGCAATCGCTTATTGAGCTCTCTAACCCTGGGGTCCAAATGACTGACCGGGAGGCCCGTGTTAATATCAAAGAAGCGACCCGCTTCACCTCTAACACCTAAATCATTTGATATATCTTCAGCAGTTTCCATTCCCTGAGGGGTAGGAAATTGTCCAAAGCCTCCGCCAACGATTCCGCTGCCTCCACCGCCAAAGCCTCCTGTTTGCAAACCTTGCGAGGAGAGCTGCGCTTCTTGCCTCTTCCTGAACATCTCCGCAACGTTTCTCTGGGCATTGATCTCACGCTCACGGTCCTGCTGCTGAAACAATTGATTTTGCTGCTGGAACCGCTGGCTTTGAAATTGATCATCGCCAAATTGCGGAAGGCCTTGGCCGCGCCGCCCACCACCGAAAACATCAAAGCTGCCAAGACTGCTACTACCCAAGCCTCCGCCAATCCCTCCTCCTTGACGAAGCGGAGCACTCCTCGCACGATTGAAAGGCAAGCTGCTAAACGGAACCTTCCGGCGACCCAGACCAACGCCGCCTGATACACCAAATAGTCCTGGCAGTTGACTCATTCTCGTGACTCCTTAATGGTCTCGAGTAATTTCTTAGGGTCGGGCTCCGCCTCAGCTGCCCAATAGCCAGCCGGACACTTCTCAGTTGACCATCGTAACTTGTTTAGCCATTTGTTCGTAGCTCCGCAGTTGCAACCGCATAGCTTGCATTTACCCAGCTTCTTAGCTTCATTGGTCACTTTAAAGTGGTCGCAGGGGACGCAATGGTTCGTGTAGATAGCCTCTACCCGAGCCTCATCCCGAACCGGCATGCCCGCGGCAAGCCACCTGGCATGAGCCATCGTGAACCGTTTTGCCTTGGCTACTGCTCCCATTAGTTTCCTTGAGGTGCAGCTGCTCGGGTTACCGAGGCATCTCTATTTACAGCTACCCGGCCCTGTGTACAGAGTCCGGACCGTTCTCGAGGCAGCACACACAGCTGCATATTAGGTCACCGTTGTCCACGTAAGACCAAAGTTATAGGCGTAAGCATCGCCTAAACTGTTTAACTTAGCAAGGTTATCAAGGTAAAGGTTGCCAGCAACCACAGACAACTCAGCCACCTTCCCGTCAAAGAAGTTGCTCCCAGCACCGCCAATCGCCATGGAATCCAGGTCACCATCGCTAGAATCCACATTTGTCAGCAATGCAGCTCCGCCATTCACATAAAGCCTGGATTTGTTCTCCGTCGTCGGGTCATCATCAAATATCACCAACCACACCTCAGCCGTGGAGGTAGCCGCAGTATCGGCCTGAGCGGTCCCAGCATTGATCACACGGTCATCCGAGGCATCCTTCTGGATAATCATGCCAGAACCCAGATTGTCGCTCATCAGGTCCTGACGCGTCCCTGAGGCAGGCGTGTCAAATACCACCACAGCGAATATCGTCACCGGCTGGCTGACCGCAGAACCCCAGCTCCCCAATGGCAAATCCAGGAAATCGCTGTTAGCCGCAGTAAACTGGGTCACCGTCCGGGCATTGACCGAATCAAACTGAAACTGCGGCGAGTTGCCTACAACCATCTGCCTAAGATGCCGACGATTGCCAGACAGGTCCTTTGCCTTCTGAACATCCTCACCGACCAGAGTCGCCTGATTGACCCATCCCGTCCCGAGAGCTACGCCAGGAGCATCCAGAGCAGGCAAGGTAGCTGTATCTACTGCGTTGAGCCGGTCCTGTGAGGTGGCCTCGTCCAGCTTATAAAAGGCAGTCAGGTTCGTTATCCCTGGATTGCCTGCCCCTGAACCAGCCACCAACTCTTCATGGGTGCGACCATCCCCCAAGTTGTATAGATAGTCATGAGCAGCCGTAGTGAGAATCTCGTCGTAGATGTAAGGGGAATCGATATGGCCCGGGAAGAAATCACTGGGAGAGCTATCGCCAATGGCCCCTATGAGAACATCCGATGTACTTTGGAAAAGAGCAAGTAAACCCGTCTTGAAGTTTCGTGTTATAGCGCCAGCCACTTCGCTTCCTATGCCAACCTCGAGTAGAGCAGCAAAATTATCATACTTACCATAAATGAAAAACCACTGATCTGTGTTCGTAATGCCCGGAGTAACCGTAACGATATCAGTGAGCGTTCCATTATTCGAAGCAGTAAACGAAACATCACCGCCAGCCTCAACCTTTAGCGCCCACTCACGCTGGTTTCCAACAGTCTCCCACTTGGCAATCGGATAAGCATCAGAAGCAGTTGAATCCATCTTGACCCAACAACCAACAGAAATAAACCCGCCATGGTTCAGAAGAACATGATCTTCAATCCGCAGGAACTGAGTTGAGCCATTCAGCTCAACTCCCAATGCTTTGCCAACACTCGTCGTCTTATTGAAAGCATATCTGGCATTGAGCGTTACCCCCGTAAAGTTCAGGGTCTTTTCAAGAGGATCCGTGCAACAGCATGGCCCGCCAATACCTTCTACGAGTACCTCAGCAGGAAGCGTGCCTTCAGCTTCTCCAGCTTTTCCGGCACAAGTACACTCGCCTGTGTCTAGCGATGCAGAAGACGCATAAGGAAGAACCTCATGCCAGCAACAATCCGTAGGTGTAGGAGCACCCGGGGGTGTAATGAACTTGCGATACCATCGAGAACAGTGCCTATTACATACTTCCGGCGATATAGGAGCACTGTATTCCTCATAAGTAGCTTCAAGAAAATAGTTATCTGGACCAGATGCAAAAGTAGTTACCCTCCAAAAGAAGAACGACGAGCCTATATTGACTCTAACACGCGGAACATCTAATGGCTCGATATCGACACGACCATCATCGCAATTCTTAAAAGCAGCAATACCGCAAGTTATATCAGCTTCCTTGACTCCTCCAACCAGAATACTGCGACTAGCAAAAGTACATTTGTCAGTTTCAGGAACAACCGGCTCAAGTTTAAATACACCCGAAGCTACCCCACACGATGCCCCAGATCTGCAACCGCCCGTAGTAGGGCCGACGGGCCCCTGAGCTACGAAGCCGTCAGGCACGGTCAACCTTACAAACCGCGGTGTAAGACAGTTGCCACATACATCGCACTCACGCTGCACACAGCACTCGTCTTGAGTGACAAGCTTATTGTCCGCTAAATAAAGCTTGCCGCCCTTATCAACTTTGAGCTTAGTGCCCATCAGCAGGTCAAATCCTCACACACGGCTAATGGGATTAAACACGTAACATCAGATAACGCTACATCTGAGGCGTCAATTACATCTCCAGCTGCATTCCTAATCAAGGTTAACGTATGCTGAGTAAACCTAAGCTCAAGATCCGATGGCGGAGTTCCTCCAATAAAACCACAAGATGATATAGTTCCTAGATAAGTTGCAGTAATCTTAAGAGCAGGGTCTTCCTTAAAATCAACACTAATGGCACAAGGAGTTACGGGTGGGAGAACATTTTCATCGCAATCAGCCGATTTAAATGTGTCAATCTGCACCTCAAGCTCTTCGCAGCAAATCAGTCCAGTACAAGCTCGATGATCGTCCCAAACCAGATCCCTTGGATTAATCTGAACAGGATTAGGAAAATCGTCACCAAATTCCAGACCACATCCAATCTTCACATTTATGAAGCAATCGCCAACAGCCTCCAGTCCTAAGTTTGCAATCTGCATCGCATCAACTTTAACGCCGTCCGGACTCACATCAATCCCGCAGGCCTGTTTTACCTTCAACTCGCACTTCGGGAAACCGCTTACCGGATCAATCGATGTGTCCGTCTCCAAACCCTCGCCATCAACCTGCGCCGGATCGAAAAAGATATCCGTGCCATCCGTCGTCCCCAAACCGCAACCAACATCAAAATCATTCATATCCAAAGCTAATGTACAGGTATCGGTAACCTGCAGTCCATCTCCTGCAAGCAGAGCTGCATCGACTACTAAATCATTTGAAGAAAACGTAAGACCGCAGCCAGCGTCCACTCTCATGGAACAGGCAGTGGGGGTGCCCACGGACTCTAGACCAAGCCCGGCAACATCCCCAGGGTCAAATATGATAAGACCACCAGTGATATCAATCCCGCAGCCTTCACCAAGAACACCACCCCCTGTCGCATCTAATAGACAGTTGTCTACATCTGGATCAGTGCTCTGAGCCGTGATATTCACGCCTTGTAGATCTTCAGTTTTAACCTTCAATTCGCCTGCGGTATTTATCACAAGCCCGCAGCCAAGCACCGGGAGAGCATCAACTGTAAGATCCTCGCAGACCACCTTGAGCGTATCGATGATCTCGGAGATCGCGCGAGTGATCTCCTTCCAATTACGCTCCTCAGCCGGCTGCGTGCAGGGATGAGGGACTATCTGAGGCTTAAGAGGTACGGTGCATGAAGCCATTTAACCGAGCCGCTGGGTTCCTGAGCTAACAATCCGGGCGGTCACCTTCTCAATAGACCAAGCCCGGTTCTCACCGTTACTTAAACGTACGAGAGCTGCTCCGCCCCGCGCCCTAGGTCGATGAGTTAAGTTCAGTCCAATCGTATTCCAATTGCCACTCGCAAAAGTAGATGCCTGGAATGCATTCTCCGCGTTCTCGCCAACTCGAACCGCCCAATCCACATCTGCACCCGTAGCCCCGTTTCCAGTCACACCCACGAGCTCCGTTAAAACCGACTCACGGTCATTCTCGTCGTGGATATCAAACGGGCCATAATCCACGAAGCTTGTGATGATGTTGTTGTCGTCATCCCGATCATGACTCTCATGGAAACGACGGAGAAATCCGTCTCGACCACCTAAGATGACTGCTTGATCCTCCGGGTCCAGACCCTGAGACTCTAACAGTGCTGTGGGCTCTAGGTCCCTGTCTGCAAACTCCATGAGCCAAAAGGAGTCTGTCTCCCAATCAAACCACCAATGCTCTGTAGGGGCCTTCTGGTCCCTAGTAACGTATATGTGGACCCCTCGACGAGCAACATCATAGGCAAGTTGAACATCTGCGTTCTCACGGTCAATGTTCAGAAGCTCGATCGGAAGCTTCTCTCGCGATACGCTGGTAGGAGTATCGCCACAACCAGGCGGCATGCGATACAGACCATCTAAGGAAAGGAAGAGCAACCCCCCGCCAGGCACATGACACCAAGCACGCTTGTCTACAACTCCAATCTTGTAAGACAGAGCATCGATACGACCTCCAAGACTGGGGTCTCCCCGCATCGTCCAAAGGGTCTCAGCTCCTCCGAAAATAATGCAGTCGTCATTGTGTGGTATCACGGCACGGATTGGCTCACCCAGTCGACCAGCATCTGCTACGTTACCAGCAACTGCACGAGCAACATCCGTTGCACTGTAATCCCAGTCATAAGGATTCCCTATCCGACTCATGTACCATACTTGAGGATTAAGGTGCGAGCCGGCTAAGACCATCCGGTCATTCCAAAGTGCGATGATGGGACAGCCTAGAGGAACGAATCCCTTGGTTGCATGCGCCTGCCAGATCAACAACGTATCGGACTCTGCATCGTAAACTTTCGGCGCTCTTTCAATCGTAAACGGAATAAGTGTCTCATCGGTTGGAGTAGTCAAAAGGTTGACTGTCGTTGTGACAATCGTATCAATCTGATAGCTCCGTGGGTCCACCTCTCCTTCATGACCGCCTTTAATTGTTTCGGTAACCGTAACAACCGTTGAAGAACCGCCTGTCATATCAAAGTTTGTACCAACTATCAATGGAATATCTTGATTGTCTAGCAACCCAGTGAAAGTAACGACCCAGTCATTCGTAGGACCCATACCAATGCCAATCATTGTAATATCACCAACGGCAATACTATTAAGCGCTTCAAGGCTTGTCTTAATATCTGACGGTGCAGCACTGAATAAAATATTAGCTGTCGTTTCCCCGAAGATAGTCAAAGTAAAGTTGCCACCGCTGGTTGCATCATCAATATTAATCGTCTGCCTCTCTGTGCCTTTATCAAACAAGAAGCCAACTACATGGTCATTCACATTAGCATTCGTATTGTCGACGAAATTACCAGTAGCAGCTGAAGTAAAAGCAGAAGACGCAAGAGCACCATCAGTATCAATGGCCTCGCCCTCGCCATAGTCTGCAATGAATAGCTGCTGAAGCCGTGGCTGGGCCATCAAGAGCCGATCTGAGGCCAGGGTCAGACTACTGGAGATCTGGACCATATCCCCCATGAACTCGTCTTCCTTGTAGAGAAGACCATTAGAAGATGCAAAGATCTTCCTGCGGAAGGTAATTTCCTTTTCTGCTGTCTCGCTAGGCGTTCTGAAATATTGGATCCGGAAGCGCTCAATTTGGATTCGCTCTGGAGGAGCCGTGTTCGGCTTAAGCTCAAAACCAATCCTCTGACCCGCAGCGGCACCAATAGTCGTTGGGCTTAAAATCGTATGCTCTTTCCAAAAGCAAGAAATGCTATTGTCGGTAACCAATACCGAAAACCAACCAGCATCCGCATAGCCATCATCTGCGCTCGTAAAAGCATCAGTGCTTGCCGTAGCCGAAGCAGCTGTAACGATGAGTGAACCCGAGTAGGCTCCATCCGAAAGCGTTAAACGTGCCCTAGCCCCATCCGCATCATTGTCAGGAGTCGTATCATCCATGCGGAAAAAGACACTGAAGGCACCTTCAATGCTACCAAGGTAGGGCTTGATATATACCTGAACTAAGTAACTGATAGACGGCGGTGTACCAACTGTATGAATCAAAGGAACGAACGCATCACGGACCAGACCGTCACCCGTGCCACCAGCAGCAAACGCCGTCCCATCGCCAATGCTTGCCGCAGTGTTTGTCCCATGGATCGGCGTACTCCAAAGACTGCCAACCGTAGTGCCTCGGAAAGTATCCGCCCAGAAGGTATAGGCCGTCTCTTCAATACGCTCCATATGCGAGAGCATACGAACGGGATTGCCAGAGCCAAGAAGAGTGCGATTGGCTAGACCAAGACCAGGCCGAGAACCACCGCGCTCTCGACCACTTGTGGTATGGTCTGGACGGCAGTTAAGAGAGTCCGGAGTGGTGAAGGGCGGCTGCTGTTGGAAGCCAAACTTCCGATGCAAGCCGCCGGAAGGGAACCGAAGATCCAGAATGGATTTCTGAGGCACATCAAGAGCCCTTAATTATTCCAATATTCACAAGAGCAGTACGAACCTCCGTTAACAACAGGTCCAAAGAGTTAACATCGTCACGTAAGGCCACAAGATCATTCATAAGAGCCGCAGACTGATCGATAGTAGATGTGTTCCCAATCAGACTCAGGCCAGCGCCACCCGTACCCGTATTGGCTCCGACCGTAGTCATGACGCCCTGATCCGCTTGATTCGCAGCGGTTGGCTGAATGACTGGCGTAACATTAAAAAAACCGACCTTCTCCGAAACGGAAGTTCCGATTTTCAGACCCGTTCCAGTCCCTGCGTTAATCGTGAAAGTATCCCAATCCGCCAAAGCAGCGTCACTGGGAAGCCTATGTGCAGTCATGATCGTTATCCTTTAAAAGAAACCAGAACACTGTCCGCGGCATCACCTATCATCTTCACCCACGGAGCACCAAACGCCTCGTCAGGAAACTCATAATTAAATCCAGCAGATACTACCTGCGTTATATTGGCATTTAAGATATCCCGCATGATGGTGTAGGTCCCGCCTTCTATAGGGGCAGCATAGAAGGTGACCAACGTAATCGACGATCCTGCCGGAATGAAATACTTTCCCTGAGCAAATGCGAAAGGTATTTCATCTGAAGTAGCCACAGTTATCCCGACCGCAATAGTCGTCTGGGCTTCAGCCGCTTCTCTTGAAATTAAAGTAAAGCTCATGGGTTAGCTCCCAGTATAGAGCGTATCAATTCGTGACCGGAACAAAGGCTCCGGAAACTCTCCGTCACTACGGTCCAAATTAAAACCAATCAGATCAGGCTGACTCATCTTTCGGTCATGCGTAACACTCGCAGACAGCTGCTGCATGAACCTTCCGTGATAATCCGCCGAGCGGTCTGAAGACTCCTTTTCTGCTGCGGCCAAGCAAGACAGGAGAATGGTTTGAGAATGCGACTGACCGCCCAGCGGTAAAGGATTCATATCGCTAAGCTTCCGACTCAGTACGAAATACCTGAACAGAAGTTCATATACCTGATTCGGTGTAGGCCACAGGAGCATCCAGAAGGTCTGCTGGCCAATGCTATCCACGCGCGGCTCAATCGCAGCAAACTGAGGGAAGTCGCTTAAGTTGCTGACCCCCTGACGCCAGCGATAAATCTGCGTAGGTCCAGTAATCTTAATGGGTCGGTAAAGAACCGTGCTCGAGGTATAGGAGATCTGGCCGTCAAGGCCTCCGAAATCCTTGGGCATCTGATATTCAAACTGGTTGCCACTAGTATCAACCCGTGAGAATGGCCGAATAAAGGTCCATATGTGGGTTGTCTGCTCGCCTGGTATCGGAGGTGGCATATAGAAGGTCCGTAGGCCCTCCTGGACCATGAAATCCGCATGACTCTGCTGGGGATGGGTCCAAGTGCTATGGTCCCAGCCATAGCCCAGAACACGGCCCACTTGCCTCAGGAGGCCCTTGTAGGTGACCTGCATCGAATCGTCTTCATCCTCAATCGGCCACGATCCAGAGACGCTAGGGCTAGCTGAGGAGCGATCTGAGAGGATGGAGACGCTTAGAAGCTGCATGAACTTCTGGAAGTGAAGGCCGCCTGCCTCATCGTTGATTCTGGCTTCTGCTATGGCCAGGCAACTTTCCAAGATGGTCTCGCTATGGACCATACCCCCAAGAGGATTAGGACTGTCGGTAGTCAGTTTGGGAGGATTGACAGCAAACTGATATTCCAGCGTCCTGTCAGTATCCGGAGACGGATAGAAGAGGACCTCGAACCGTTGGGGCATGGCTCCAGCGCGAGCAACGACTCGAATTGCCGCATAGAGCGGATCTCCCGACCGGTTATTTTTGCTTCGAAGGCTCCGAATGCGCTCTTCGGTGATAATTGCTACCGACCGCTTCTTCAAAGAAACATCGTAGCTGAACTCGCCAATGATCGAACCGAAGTCGTCTGGAAGAAGATACGTGTAATTGTTCGCATTGATCTCCAGACGAGCAATAGGTTTCAGAAAAGACCACTCGTAACGAGAAGGCGGGTCACCTATAGGAGGTGGAATGTAGAACTGCCTAAGACCACTCGCCAAGGCGTCTTCAATATCGTCGCTCTGGTCTGTCGTCCAAGCCGTAGTATCTCTCTTAAAGCCAAGGTAATGACCAATGGCTTTACGGAAATCATCGTAGGCTAGCGACAGGGTACTCTCAGCCATCTTCCTTTACGCTTTCGTCCGAGACCAGAACAGCGTCTCCCTTTTTCAGCTCTTCTGGAGACTGATCATCTAGAAATATCAGTCGGCCTTTTTGATAGCTCTTCACATCACCGTTATCTTTTTGGACTACGTACTTGTCTTTGTCATGACCAATGACGATCCCGTCTAGCTGAAACTTCCCTGCCTTGATCTTCACTGGTCCGAAATACTCTCGCATCTCATCTGGCTTGTCTCTCTCAGGAGCCTTCATCTTGATCATTTCATTGGGAAAGATATCCCATGGACCCTCCCTTTTGAATCGGACGCGGTAATGGAGCGGGCTCCACTTGTGGCATTCAACTGCCTGCTTCCACTCGTCATTGTCCATGAGAACGTACATCCATTTCCTCCTTTAAAAAGAGCCTGCCGGCGCGCCAAACAGCGACGACAGGCTCAACCCCAAGCCACTACACTTAGTTCAATTGTGCTACTCTCCACCAATCGATGTGGACAATCGAATCGGTGGTCGCATCCGTCTGACAAACCAAAGATGGCTTTAAGCCAAGGACTGGAACATTTAGATTTGTCACGGTTGTCGCTTGCTTCACGTTATCCACGTAGTGCTCAACCAATAGGTCTGCCGTACCAGTTGCATCTAGATCTGTCACGACAAATCCAAGCTTGACCCACTCGGTTCCATCCGTTGTCACATCTCCATCGACAAGGGTGTGCGGTGAAGATAACGCTGCATTACGAGTCCCCGCCTTCTCGCCAAAGAACAGCAGAATGGCATCGTCCGTTGTCGACTCCCAGCCGATATGATTGGCACTTGTATTAGCCGGAGTAGCGCCACCATCGATGAGAGTAATATCATTTTCTGAAAGCCCAAGGAAGAACTGAGGGCCGGTTGCTATATCCAATGCCCTGACTCTTGCCTCAAACCAAATCTTCGTGTTATTTGCCGGCGTAAAGCTTGAACCGCCAGCAGCGTCTAATTGGACAGTTACACCATCACCGGCTGTTGCAACACCAGCAGCGTCGGCAATGCCATTTCCATTTGCAACATCACCCAAAAGAAACGTTCCAGTAGTTTCTGCAGTAATCGTATATCTACCCGTAGGCAAATCAACGAAGGTATCCTCGAACATGAAACCGTCAACCAGACCCAATCGGATTTGATCAATAGGAGCGCTTGCCCAAATAGCAGGCGAGAAGGTTGCAAACCTTTCTGCGGCACTCAAATTCCGCTCATGCTCCGTTACTAGCATAGTCATATTAGGTCTCCTTAATTGCTAGCGCCGGTTGTGCCAACGAATAATCTCCGTCGGTCCAAGCAGCGGAAGTTGCAGCTGTTATCAATGAACACATTCCGAACCCTATGCTGAGACGGACTCGGCACTGGAGGATTCACAACAAAGAACTCGCCCGTTCGGAAGAACGGATGGAATACCGACCAGTTGATTCCGTAGATCGGATCGTTCGTCGTGTTGTTATCCAAGTAAGGAGCCCAGATGACAGGATTACTTCTAAAGGTCGTCATCCCATCCTTGGAAGCAACATCGTTGCCCAAGTTGTCGTTCTGCTGCTCCAGGAGCTCCTCTAAGGTCCCTAGCACGTTATAGGTCGTGTAGTAACCAAACGTTTCTGAACCCTGTCTCGTCTCTGGAAACGCATTCGGAGCCATGAACATGGTCTTCGTCGCAGCTTCTCGCCACTTACGGACAAGGTCCTGCTTCGAGATCGTGGTGAACTTAAACGTATAGTTCGACCAGTTCGGAAAAGTAACGCTAGAAATACCTCCAGCTCCTCCGGTGGTATCCGTGCTAGGATTACCTCCGTTGAAGCCCGTGGTATCGCTCTGGACTACCCAGTAGCGAATCCCGAAAGGCTTTAAGAGCTCCGCCTGATCAGTGATGTTCGCTGGCTTCTCCCAGAAGTTCGTCTCTAGAAGTACAGCGAGGTCGTTCATGGCGGTATGCCGCCTGACCTCGATCAGGTTGAGGATCTGTTCCACACCCGAATTAAGGAAGTCCTCACGTTCGTCGTAAGAGAAGTTTGCCATCTGGAACGCCCAAGGCACTTTGGCGTTCTTCAGAACATCCACGACCTTTGGGTCGTCGGTGTCATACAGTCCGGTATTTTTAGCGGTTCCGGCGTTCTGGACCTGAACTTGCCATTGAAGCTGCTCGCCACTAGAAAAGCCAACCTTTTTGCCGGTGAGCAGTTGGCTCATGGCAATGTGGTTTTGTAGGTCTAGACTGATATCCGTCCAAGAATCCCGCTGAAACTTCTTCAGCGTGGTCTCGACGAAATCAGCGATTTGATCTGGTCGCCATGCAGGCATTGGTATTTCTCCCTAGGGGTCAACGAATGCCCGCTTCCTCATTGAATTGCCGAGCCATATCGAACAGTTCTGAACGGTCGGATTCCGACAGTGCTCCTGCTCCACGATCCGGCGAACCAGAAAACGAACTAGCCGGGGTCTTTCCAGTCGGCTGGCCAGTTACCTGACCTACCGTCTTTTTGACCCTGGTGCTTTTCCGCTGGGTTTCCCTTTTAGAATCGAATTGGTGTAGGACAGCTCTACGAGTTGCCTCAAACAATTCATCGCCTGGCAGATTAGGGTTCGCCTGGTAAATACCCGACAGAGTGTTCCACATCTGTTGCCTCACCTGAAACTGAGATGAGGCCGGGTTTAAAGCGTCAGTTGATCCCTTGCCTATGACGGAATGATATTCCTCTCCTAAACTATCCAGTTTATCATCGAACCAGTCAAGTAGATCTCCGCTACGAGCATTCGTGTACTGGGACTGGATATCCTGATTTTGCTTGTTTAGATCAGTAATATGCTTGTGGTAATGCTCATTCATGCTCTCCAGACGCTTCATGACCTCATCGTCTAGGTCCTCTGAGGGCTCCAGAACGAACTTATCCGGACCCTTCGGCTCTGGCGCCTCCTGAGCCTGCTGGTCAGCTGGAGGGCCATATTGGGGCATCTGGTACGCTGAGCGGGCCACCAGGTCTAAAACGCGGTCTAGACCATCCTTGGTGTTAAATGCCCTGGCCTCGTCAATCGACAGACCTGCCTGAACCGCGCGGGTCAGCTGATCGTCGGTTATCGAGGTATCTTCCTCAGAGGAAGCTTCCGCCGATTGATCGGTTGTGGAAGGGACAGTCCCACCCATTTCCGATGGTTCTCTTGGAAGTCCTAACGGACGCTCCGGTGCTATAGGCTTCAATTCTTCAGGAGAGGGCTGATCCAAAGAGGGCTGCGCTTCTCCATTTTGTTGTTCTTCTTCAGGCATCGTATTGTTCCTTAGCTTCCATTCCCCTGTAAGTTAACACAATATCCTTGATTCCTGGAAGCCATACTTCCTCCACTTCGTATAGGTAATAAACATCATCATCATCGCGAGTGAACGCATGCATCCTTAAAATGGAGGGAATAGGTAGGTCCAAGACGCTACCGTCAAGCGGTCCCCCATCTAGAAAACACTCGATTTCCTGAGAGGGCTGCGCCCTAGCATTAGCTGTAACCGGCTCGGTCAAAGAAGCCTCGAATCTTCAGATACTTGCGACGATGAGCGTGACTATCCAACTTCGGCCGACCATCCTTAGAAAATTCTACGGGTACCCCCATGGCTTTGGCAAACTGGGAATGCTCGTCAATCTGGGAAGGATGGACGGCAGCACCGTCGCTGTACATAGGCCATTTAGGTTTGGTCGCCTGAGTAGGGCCTCGCTCTTTGCTCCACTCGTAGCCGTCTTCAGTCTTTCTAAGGAACGTTGACGCCATTATTCCTGTCCCCACTTGCCAATGAACTCATCAGCTGCTGGTCAAAGTTCTTCTGAGAAGAACCTCCGCGGTTGACCCGCTCGTTAATACGAGTGGTAACCGGAGCCTGCCTGGCGCGATCATTTGACTCAACCTGGGGTGTTGGAGACCCTAGCTCAACCACTTCTGTCAGTTCCGGCAGGTTGGCATATTCACTCCAAATCTCTACCAATCGCTTCATATTCAGCTGGATTCCCTGCTCTTGGAAGAACGGGAAGAGTGGCGGGACGAACTGAGTAACGAACTGCTGCAGCTGAGACAATCTTTGCGAAGGCGACTGATAGGTCATCGAATAGGGCTCGACAGTGAACTCATAGTTCAAGAAATCGCCCTCACGGTCTTCCGGGCGCATGATGACCCGCTCCTCGATATCCAGGTCCTTCACTTGATGCTTACCGGTGAAGGTTCGTACGGGGTCGTCCCAGATGCGCCAGCCTAGATCACGGATAATCTGCTCGGTGAACATGACTGTCCGCTCCTGCATCTTGGCTACTCGCTGCGATGCTTGACCTGAAAGGATCTGTTCTTGACCTAGGGTTTCAGCACCACTAGACAGTCCGCCTAGAGTGCTTAGATTGCCGGCTTGAATATCAAATCGATTTTCAACCCACATGGCAAACTGCTGGGTTCCTTGATCCACACCACCGAGTCGGAACTCCTGGACCGCGGAAGGGTCATTAACGCGAATGACCTGGCCGTCGTCTGCATTCTCAATACTCCTTGGATCCTGATCGTCTCCAGCGTAGGCCAAGACAGTCTTTTGCCTCTGTCCCTGCCGTCTCATCTTGCGGACAAGGTTATTCTCGAGGTCATGCAGGGCTTTAAGCTGCTGTGCTGGGCTAGAGGGCATGATCCGATTGGGAACATCCCAGAAAGACAGCTTGTAATAGGGTCCTTGGGACGGTCCGTCCCATTCCACTACCCGGACAGGCTCCTCTCCCTGGTCGATAGGAAGCGTAACGACGAGCTTCTCGTCAGCGATCCAGATATCCCAAAGCTCGATGAAGGGCCTGAAATCGTCTCTCCGGCCGTCTGCGCCTATTCCTAGGGTCTCGATCCTCCTGTCCCCGGTTTCATTGAAGGCTGTCTCATCGGTGGGTTTGAGATCTTTAATGGCCTTCCGGTCGTAGAGGCCGGATTCTTTAAAGAAATCAAATGGAACTCGATAGCGGTCACCGGCGAACTCCAGGTCATGCCAGCGGTTGACTGTCATATCGTGGACCCAGTCATCCAGGTCGACGACGCCTACGTTGGGGATAGCTGTGCTTTGGGGCACTCCATCGATGATCTCCACATCGTCGGAGAGTTTCATCGAGACCTTTGCCAGGCCGATCATGAAGAAGGCGTCCATGACGATTGCACGGAGCACTTCTCCCACACGCATGATGCGTAGTTCTTTATTGAGAACCGTCTGGAAATCACGGGCGAACTGCTTCTGGGCATCGTCTTCAGTTAGGATGAGCACCTGAGGGCGAGATCCGGCCAGGAGCATGGTGTAGATCACCACAGCCCGCTCGAGCAAGTTTAGAGGAACATCCCTAACTGCTCCATCTTGCCCATACTCACTACCGACGAACTCTCGAATCAGCTTCTCTCGAGTACGGCGAAATGGCTGCAGCTTGCGACGGGACCATTCGATGGCACGGCGAAGGCGCGACACATCGGTCTTGGAGCTTGGATTGAAGGTCATTAGAGGTCAAGCAGCAGATAGTCGAGGTCCATTGCCCCATCGACAGCGATTGCAACAGGCGCGGTAACTCCCACATCGTATCGGAATAAAGCAACATCCCCTGCGAATAGCTGAGCAAACGGATTTTGCCCCACTAATGTGCGAAGTTCGATGTAATCCGAGGCATCTGTTCCGCGATTGATGAACAGTACGTAACCACCTGGAGCGACCTCACCAATCTTTAAAGCTTCTGAACTAGTACCGACAGTCTGACGATGCCGAACGAAATTCGTGCCACCTACATCAAACTGGAAGCTACCTTTCTCAATGGATGTATCTGTTCCGCTTTTTACGAAACGCATAGCTGCTGAGATGGTTCCTTCGTTAGCCATAGGGAGTCCTCCTAGGAGTTGATGCGCGGCCGCGCTTGGACGACCGCGTTCGCGTCCGTCCCGTCCGTGTCGAGGCCCGTTTTGACCGCCGCGAGGAGTGTTGTCGTTTCTTGTGCAAAGACTGCAATGGGGACCGTGTACTGGAATGTTCCATCATCTTGGTCCGTCGTTAATGCGATGGTGAGTGTTATGGTGAGATTGCCATTCCGGTCCTTCAGGTTTCGCCAGGTTCCTACCGCTCCTTTACCCCAAGGAACCAAGACGCAATCCACAGCTACAGAGGTAGTAGCATTGTCGTATTTCAGGCGGTACTCGACCGATTGGATGGCCGGGTCAATATTCAGCTGATGCTGCGTAGATCGAATAATGGAGCTAGGATCTTGCGGTGCAGCATCGACTCCGGCTCCGCCATGCTCAACCAAATCGATCATGACCTGCCAGTCATGCGGGCTTCGATCAGCGCCCAGAGCCATCCTTTTACCTCACTTAAGCAGACTACTGTATTACCCTGATGCGCGCATTATCCCTCTATTATCCACCTTGTCTAGGGATGCTACGGCTTGACAGTCGCCTCTCGCCTAGCTATTCTGTCGTGGGCGTGACAGAAACTAGATTGAACCAGGAGCGTAGCTATGGAAACAAAATGGGATAAGCCAGGAAAAGACGCGGCCGACAAGGGCAAAGGGAAGAGTAAGGGCAAGAACAAGAATAAGGGTGCGCCTTTGGAACAAGACTGGGAATGCTCAATCACTTTTCATCGAGAAGATTTCGACGGAGATGGTTCGATTGACTATCGGCTCATACATGAAACCAAGGTCAATGGTGATTTATTCCATGGCGTAGAACTGACCTACTACGGAGTTAATGACGAGACAGCCAAAGAAATCGAAGCCGCTTTTACTCACAGCGGTCTGGCCAATGCATCCAGTGAGAAATACGACAAGTTCCGTGATGTTCTTAAGCTTTGGAAGAAAGGCATCCAAGGGCTTAAGCATTTGAACGACCGTGGGTTTGAGCTCGCCGACCAAAACAAACTTCCCTAACTGCAGGGCTGCTAGATGCTGCTTGGCCAATTCTTCTGGCCATTCTGGCCTTGAAAGGTTTGCCAATGGCTGGGCAGCATCTGGCCTTATTCTAAGGAAGCCCGCTGATAGGCAACACGGAGGCTGATATGAGCCAGGGAAGGCCGTCAGCGGGATTAATGCGTGGAACGCATATAGCATGCAGCTTGAAGTAACCCAAGACGATATCGATCAATCAAAGCTAGCGATTGCCCAATATCACTCTCGTGTCACTGATTGCCCGTTAGCGTGCGCAATTAAACGAGCACTTAACGCCAAAAGAGCATGCGTCACGATGTATCACATCATGGTTGAGGACTCTCGCTACCGCAAACGCTATTACCCCATGACAGATGCTATGGGATTATTCGCAAATTCATTCGATGCTAACGGCTTTGCCCATCCTGCAACCTTCCAATTCCCTGAAGAAGAAGCATAAAACTCCAAGCCATGGAAATAGACACTATAAAACGAATCATACCTGATCCCGGATGGGACTATGACCCAAGCCCTTGGGCCAGATACTTTACGATATATGGAAAAACATGGCGCGGCACAGGAAACCCCAAAGAAGTTGCTGACGATCTATTCTTTGAATTAAACGTTTCTGTTTTAGCAAGAAGATACATTGGTCCTCGCCTTGAGAAAATTCTTTGGATACCCGCATACAAGATAGAAGACGAGATACTTCCAAAAGTTCCAATGGCCTATCAGAACCACCTGTCAGAATACGATTACTTCTGTTGGGAAGAAATACTTGAATCTAAAATCATTCAATCCCTATGGAAATCATGCCCGCTCTGTAAAAACAAACTCCCTGAAGAGCCAATCCAATATACGCGACGCGGCGCACAAAATGGAGTCATGAGACAACATCGACTTCACACAGCTTTTGATGTTTTGTCACAAAATCCATTCACTGATTCTAACACAGGAGGACCAACTTATTGTTCGTGGCCTTGTGCGAGAGCTTCGTTGCACTTGGCTATTTACCGCACCTCAAGAACATGGTGGGAGGAAATGAAATGCGCAGAAGAGAAGGAAACGATAAAGAAGCTGAAGCCACTAATGACGAAAGTAAGAAAGGAGTTCCGCAAGAGCAACCCAGATGCCTTAGCATTGCTACAAAAGGAATTCAAACTGCTGGAGAATTCGCCAGTATGATGAGCGCCTTAATGAGCGATGTAATCGAAGGGAATGTTACTCCCCAAGTATCCAATGCCGCAGTTAACGCAGGCGGAAAGCTTTTAAAGGTTGTTGAAATGCAACTCAAATACGGGACGACGATTGATGGATCACCTAGACGACTGGACCTAGTTAGCGAAGCTGAATAAAGAGCTAGTATCTAACTTGAAAGATGAAAGTTTCAACCCAGGGCACTTCCCTTATCGTTGAGTTAACCGAACAGGAAAAGTGTTTCGCCAGTGCCGTTGCCACTGCTCGTTCCGATAATGCTCAAAGGAAAGGACTCAAAGATCCTTTACGACACGACCCTCTAGTTCCGGAGGTTCGTAATAACTTAGGCACTCGTAGCGAGCTGGCAGTGGCATGTTTAACGGGACAAGTATGGTTTGCTTTCGATGCAAACTTCATTGATACGCCCAAAGAGCAGCGTCCTCTTGATGTAGGACCGATAGAAGTGAAATGCGGGTCGCAACCGGATCACAATTTGATTATCAAGTGGAACGACGATCCAAACAATCCGTTTGTTTTAGCCCTTCCAGAAGAGGATGGCCGTCTGAGGCTCGTAGGATGGTCTATGGGAACCGATTGCGAGAGGGCCGACTGGTTACCCGATCCAGGCTGGTGGCGTTCTAGCGAGAGTCTGGAGCCTCTGGAGAGCCTTCGGGACTGGTGTTCGACTCAAGGATGGCCCTGGCAACCGGGCCGCATATTCTACATATGGTGGAATTAATGAATACAAGCATCCTCAAGCTAAAAGATTTAAGCGATAACGACCTCGAGAATCAAATGATGCAAGATGCCAATCACATCTTTTCAAAAACTCCCCTAGATGAAGACACATGGGAAGATTCCACTGTTGAATATTACGGGGTCCGTCTTGCTCATGCAGTTGTAGAATTCTCGAAACGAATTGAATCCATTAAACTTGAACATAGTTTTTGATGCCACGGAATGGGACTAACAAATGTTCTCTTATGAAGAAATTGGGAAGGCAATAGAACGCGCCATAAAACTAGCAGAGGAAAAACCGCAGTCACCAGTTAGCGACAGCATCGCAAGATGCATAATCGATGACACCTTGATTAGCACGGTATATTTAAAAATGTTTGTCATAGAAGGAGAGGCTTACGAAACCATGATACTTGGCGGAGAACACGACCAATATCAAGAGCGATATACCACAAGAGATATGGCGCTTAAAGGACACGAACGTGCGGTTGCATTAGTCAAGGATTCTAAATCAGATGACAAAGAAGAAACCCAAAGCAGTAATTGACGAACCTGCTGCGAAGCAGGTGAAAGAGCTATGCGCCGAGGTCGCGGCTATAATCAATTCTCTGGTGTACAATACGGCGAAGAACGACGAGAAGGTCAACAAAAACGCTTCCCTTGTCTTAATAGAAAAAGAGCATGTAGCTACGGCCAGTAAACTTCTAATGGAGGCGATTGAGTCTCTTGATAACCATGACGAATAAAGAAATAGGACCGAAGCCTCCCAAGCGCGAAAGCGCAATGGAATGGCTTAAGAACGTTAGGGCTATGGGCCATGGCGGACAATTCGATAAGGACTACAAGCGTCGCATTCATCATGGCTGGTTTCGCCGTGCTGCCTTCTTCGAGACAGCTATGGAGATGGGTCTTGAGTTAACTGATGCAGAGAAAGACTATCTCAATAACAACCGCGGCGGAGGCAAAGAAGAGTTTGGTGCAGAGGAGAAAAAAGAGAAGCCCAAAGAATCAACCTATGAGAAGCGTCATAACAAGGTCACATCACGGCGGTTCGCTAACAAGAGGAAGACGACCATTGCCGAAGACGGCCTTTGGGTTTATCAGAACATGATGAATATGAAGGTCTTGGCCACGGATGCTCCGAGCATGGGAGCGTATGCCATGCTGCTATGGGCAAGAAAGAATCCAGATGATTTCTATCGGTCAGCTGTTATGAAACAAATGGCCGAAGGAGCCATCGAATCAGCAAAGTATAAAGACGATGGTGAAGATCTCGAAAAGCTCAACAAACTCCTTGGGAAGCTGGAGAATGCCGAAGGAGCACGAGGCAAACCTGAAGCTAAGAAGGCAGCTGACTCTCCAAGGGCAAAAAGACGAAGGGCTTAGGGCTCAGCTCTGGATGGCCTGCGCGAGGGACCTCCTCTTCTACATCAATTGTTTTGGCTGGACCTATAACCCTAAGGATCATCCTGATGCCCCCGAAAGACCGTTCATCACCTGGCCCTATCAAGATGAGGTTCTTTCGCACATGGCCAGTTCCATTGGCGCTAACGACCTGCTTATCGAGAAAAGCCGTGATATGGGAGGGACCTGGCTCTGTCTATTGGTTATGGAATGGCGATGGCACTTCTACCCCGGACAAACATTCTTGCTCGTCTCTCGAATCGAAGACCTGGTCGATAAACGAAACGAACCTGATTGTCTCATGTGGAAAATCGACTTCTTCCACAAGCAACTACCAAACTGGCTCATGCCAGGTGTTGTGCGTCAGAAGCTAAGCCTCTTCAACAAGGACAACGACTCGACAATTACAGGCGCATCAACGACCAGAGAAACTTCCCGCGGTGGTCGTAAAACCGCCATCCTCTTCGATGAGTTCGCTATGGTAGAAGATGGCCATAGCATGCTCAGCGCGTCACGAGATGCTACCAACTGCCGATTCCTCAATTCCACTCCTAAGGGAACAGGGAACGCATTCCATGACCGTCGTGAGAAGATGGCTACGGATGATCCCGACAATCTCCTCACTCTCCATTGGGAACGGCACCCATCTAAATCAGCAGGTCTCTACACATCAGAAGGCGGTCTCTTACGGATCATTGATACAGAATACCGATTCCCTCAGGATTACTTCTTCATCCTCGACGACAAGCTTCGGAGCCCCTGGTACGACCTGCAGTGCAAGCGAGCTGCCAGCATGCAGGAAATCGCTCAGGAGCTGGATATCGACTATGCCAAGAGCGGCTGGCAATTCTTTGATGCAGGTATCTTGCAGAAGCTCATGAAGGCCCCGCCTGAAGGTACAGTGGTCGCTCCATACCTGACGGGTGAGCTGGATTTCACTGAGGAGAACCACAAGCCAGACTGGTGCGACCGTGAGGAAGGCCAGCTACTCCTCTGGTGCCATCTCTCAGCCACAGGAATGCCGCCTACGGACCGCCAATACGTTCTGGGCGTGGATATAGCCACTGGTATCGGAGGCCCACAGAGCAGCAACAGTGCGATCTCAGTGGTGGATAAGCTAACAGGCGAGAAAGTAGCCGAGTACACCAATAATGAGATCAAGCCGGAAGAGCTGGCAAGCTACTCAGTCGCCCTCTGCAATTTCTTCCAGGACAACAAAGGACAAGGGGCTTATTTGGTCTGGGAGGCTAATGGTGCCGGCGGCCAGTTTGGAAAGACCATTATCGAGATCGGCTACCACAACTTCTTCTGCCGACAGAACGAACGCCAGCTAGTGAACCGTCGCACGAATATCCCTGGCTGGTGGACCCAAGGAAAGAACAAGCGACTGTTGCTAGGCGAATACGGCCGAGCCCTCAAGCAAGGCTACTTCATCAACCGAAGCAAACAGGCCCTTGAGGAATGCGGGCAATACGTTCACCAGCCATCAGGCGATATCGTCCACATGCGAGGCTCTACGGCCGCTCAAGCACCTGAACATGGCGAGAACCACGGTGATATCGTCATAGCCGATGCCCTTGCCTGGCGTGGCGTCCAGGATAGGCCTTCTAAGAAACAAGATACGAAAGAACCCACCATCATCCCCATGGGTTCCTACGGCCACCGACAGCAAGTGCGAGGTGAACGGGAGCTCGAAGCCAAGAAGGAGTATTCATGGTAGTCCGATGGCTTCAAAAGCTAATAGCAGCCAAAAGGCTTTGGTTAGGATTCTGCCCCCACTGTAACAGCGATGCTCCAGAACTCTATACCTGCCCCGTTTGTTATTACTATCAAGGGGCTTATCCGCCATCAGAAGAAACAAAACAACTGTGGATAACGAAGCACAAGGCTATCTGCAAAAAGGAATAACCCCCAGGCTAAGAAGGAGTATTCATGGTAAGTGACAAGAAGCCTAAGCTATGGAAAGTTATTTGCAGCCACAATCGATGGTCATTAGAAAAACCTACTTCAGACTGGCATTCATTTATTCTCGCCCATACGCCAATCGAAGCCATAGAACTATCGCGATATAACGAACTTATGGAAAGATATGACGATGTAAACGAGATGCAAATTACCGCAACTATGCTCGTTCCGCTTGAACGCCTAATTGGATGGACGAAACTAGACTCCTTCTTCAAGCAATCAATAGTAGAGGAAGACCAATGAAGGACTACCTAGAGAAGATGACCGTCACCCTCGAGCAAATACCAGAGGAATACTATCCCGATATCGTCAGATGCATCCACTACGCATCCAAAGCCGGGCCCTACCTAGATAATAAAAAGGCCGTAGAAGCCGCATGGCGAATAGAAGAATACGCCTTCGGAAGCCCCCGTAACCAACACACCGCCGCCTGCGAAAGAACCAACCTCACGAAAGCAAATAATCCCGCACTCCCTGATGACCACGTAACTTTCCTCGAGCATGAGCCAAAGTAGACCACATCGTCCCAGATGCCATCCTAAGACGATCGCATATCTCACCGCCATCAAACCCCGCTACCCGCAGCCGCATCACCTCCCGCTCCCTGGCCCCCAACACACCAAACCACTCCTCACCTAACTCCTCAGCCTCCCGGTCCAACACCCGCTCCAGCGGCCACCGCTCCCTACCAGCCGCCCGCATATCAGCAGTCGGCATCCTCACACCATCCAGCTCATCCAGCGATACGCAAACCCGACCCTCCGCCGGCATCCGCCTCCTGGCAAACACTCGCCGGAACACCTTGAAATTCGACTGTGCCACCACCCGACTCACCGCCATACGACCCGTATGCCGACCACCCCTGCTCCGCCATAAACCCCACAGCTCCCACCATGCCTCCCCCAGCATCTCTCCCTCATCCCACAACACCCACGGATATCCCCTCCGGAACTTCCCGCACCCGCGGTCCACAAGCCGCTGTACCAGCCGCTCATGCTCCTCCCAGAACTCCTCAAATGAAACAGCCATCTCACCCTTGAATCCAAATCACACCCCAGATAGAATAGCAAGCCGACAATGTGTGGTGCTTGGCCCTCATACTCGTCGTTAGCTGCTTTCCGACGGGCCTCCAATGGAACAATTCACGCCAGAGGGCTAAGCACCGTGAATTGTTCCAATCAACATGGACGCCCAATGGAAGCACTGGAATCTACTCCAGCCGGAAGGCCTAAAGCAAACAAGGCACCTCGCCTTGGTGAGCAGAACGCGCGGTCGTCAGATGAAAAGGGGATTGGGCACCGCCTAGCCCCGTCAGCACAACGAACGAAGAGCCAGCCCGTGAACGTGAGTAGCTCAATGAGCAAAAGCGGTGTAGGGAGCTCCGATGGTCAAATAAACCGTCCCCCGCGGATGAACCCGCCCCGCTAACCCGGATAAGCGGCATCGCTGCAACGCTTTAGACAATCTACTGTTGGCCATCCTGCGCAACCAGCTCTCCCCGTAATACATCCATTCGTAATTCTTTACCCATAGGGTGGTAAACCCTACAAATCCTCGGGATATACGCAATTATTCTCATTGTGAGACTCCCAAAATACCCCATATATCTCTCATATGGGGCCCATATCCCATGTTTCGCATCCCAAATACCAGAATAGGACCATCGATATCCCAGAATCCGTCCTTAGAGGGTAACTAACGTACGGTACAGGCGAAGCCCCGGGGGGCGGTTAGGATCTGGGGTGAACATGCATGCAGGTGTCCGTATGTTCATTCATAGTGGACAGTTACGCAGTGCACAGGCGTTCAGAGATGCATGCACAGCTGTCCAGTTGAACAAGCGTTCAGGGTCAGCTAGTGAACAGCTGTGCACTGGTGAACATCTGCTCTAAAAAAACTTGCGTGTACACTGGTCTGTACAGGTTGACGAGTTCCGATTGAAGGCTAGAATGCGAGGCAGTTGGTTGGCAAACCTTCAATCCCAAAGGAGTTACGACGATGCATGATCTAGCATCCACCCCGGCTATTGATGAGTGTACCCTGACCTGTGACTACTGCGAGACACGGCCCTTGAGCCGTTATGTGCTAGAGCACGAGGACTTCATGTGCGAGGAGTGCTACGAAGAACACTACGGTCTCAGTGCCTTAACAGTCTGGCTGTAAGGGTTTACGACTATCTTGGGGAAATGATGGGAATAAATGAACATCTGTTCATCTCATGGCACTCACAAGTGAGCAGGCCCATCGTCTACCCAGTGGAGTCTTCTTAACCCTTTGCACTACGAGGAGTTATACGCCATGCCTAGTCGTGACCCAGAGGCTGACCGTCAACGAGCCCGTGAACGCATCGCTGCATGCAAAGGTCGTCACTGCGAGCTGTGCAGTCGTCCTGCAGTCTGCTATTCGCAGTACCACAGAGTCTACGTATGCAGCCAATGCTTGGGAAAGCCAGCCTCTGTGTACCCCGTATACGAGCGCCCGTGGTAATGACTAGGGTTCAGACGCTAGAGGGCGTGAAACGCGTGTATGGGGCTGCTAGAGGCCTTCAGAGCAGTCTAGAGAGTACGCTATGGACGCCTGAGTGGTGATTAAGGGCTAAATAGTGGTAGTCTGGGGGGTTTAGGCTAATAGCGATACTCTTCTGCGCTTCTATGTACGTACAAGTGTAGTACATGGTCTTCTTTAGGCGCGTACGTGTTATCACTTCGGTGATAACACTAGCTTAGTTACGTTGATCTTCATGTTCATTGCTTAGTGTACGTTCTTATTAGTTCTTTGAGACGACTCAAGGCGCGCGGGGATTAGAACCGATACTTATCAGCGAGGTAGAGACCGACTGATATTCCGACGAGCAGTCCGAGAATTGCAGCCAGGATGATCATGGGGACAGCAGGCAATATTGGTCGGTCATTGGGTTGGCCCGGAGGTTATTCGATAGATACTTAGGCGTTGGTATGCTGGTCCTCTTGGGTCATTAACGGCTTCAGTGACGAGTTCGACGCTGATATTCTCACCATTGATGGTCCAGGACACTTCTCCGGGTATATCGTAGTGGAACGCTCTGCCTTCCTCTTCGCGTTCTACCCTGACGAAGCCTTTCATTCGCTTGCCTCTAGTTTGGCTGGTCTGCCGGGTCCGCGGACGAATGGCCTGGCGTCGGCTATGGAGCGGGCTTCTACGACCCAAGAGCCGCCAACACGCTGCCCTTTGAGGATGCCACGTTCTAGGAAGCGTTGGGCTGTCCGGACTGATATACCTAGGGCTCGGGCTGCTTGGATGGGGCTGAGTAGATGCATGATCAGCCTATTGTCGCATGGACGAAAGAATATTTCAAGATTCTCGCATTTGGACTATTGACACATGCCCGACAGTAGTGTAGTATACGGTCGTATGGTAAACCTTTCACTTCAATAGGGAGACAAGAATGCAAGCGAAGCTCAGATTCGACCGATCCCAAAACGTGGTGCTGACCGAGTGTGACGATCCAAGCCTGAACGGCAGGATCATGGCCCATCATTCGACACACGACAGCCCTTGGGGATGGCAAGTTGCCACCACCTTGAAGGAAATGAACATCCGCCGCGCAACGATCAACAAGCCCGCCATCGAAATCCCCCCGCATACCCCAACACTTTCATAGGGGACTGAAAACATGACACAGGTGTGTACACGAAGAGAACTGCTTGAATCAGCCGCCAAATCGCATGGACTATCCGTCCATGCCTGGTCGCCTGGCGATGGTTTGACACGCTATAGATTTGGCGAGACGCCTAACACCATCGATTACTTCCAACACGGAGGGTTATTTACAGCCCTAGGCATCAGGGAGGCGGAGATATATCTAGCCGGATACGCTAGACGAGTAAAAAGACCGTCCTTGGTAACTGACCCCCAAGAAACCATCACACTCTGCCACAAAGGGGGATTTGATGACTGACCTACCCGCTAAACAGCTCCTTGAAGCCGGAGACGAAGCCCTCATGCTGTTCCGCGGATACGCAGAGGTGTTCTTCAAATTCACCTGTGCGAGGTGCGGAAGCCGCCAAACCTTTGACGAACCTAATATCTTGTACAAGAGCGGCATATGCGAGGAATGCGGCAATGAGCAAGAGATAACAGAAGGCGGCTTTTCCGTCCTCGTGACCAAGAAATGATTGGTGACCACTAGCGGTCTGCGGCCAGGTTTCATGTTTTTCCTGCGCCGCGGCCGCCGGTGGATCAAACAACCGACGACTCAAAATGATTAACCACAACATAATCCATGAGCCAAAGCGCGTCCGCCTCGTCGTCCGTCTTAATGATAAGGTTGCCCCACCGCTCCCTAGCCGCATTAAGCATCACGTGCTTGTTAGCCCGGCCACTACCAGTCGCATGTTTCTTCACCGTCGAGGGCGAAACTGCCGTCCATGGAATATTCCACTCATACGCCCAGCATTGAGCGATAGCAGTCATCCCATGCAGGGTAGCATTAGCAGCCCGCGATCGGAGCATAGGCGCCAGCTCCAACGCCAGAAGCCCCAGCTGCCCCATAGGGACCATCTCCTCGATGTGCGCCTTGAGACGCACGAACCTACCGGGATCGCCAGGAGCGTCCTGGTAGAGCCTCCAAGAGCCGAATTCCAGGAACCCCTCGTCGGAGCGGCTGGCCCAACCCGTCCTATTGCCCAAATCTAATGCGAGAATCTTCATATGCATATCCTAAGACAAAAAACGCATGATACCCATGACTATGGTTCAGCCATTCCGCAGATGATACCCACAAGATCAGTGAAGCCAGCGATATGGTTATACCCAAAAACCGAGTGAAACCAGTCGACACATGATACCCAAGTAGACAGTAAATCCAGTCTCCGCGTGATACCCACGCAAATCGTGAAGCCAGAAACAGTGTGATGCCCACGATCACAGTGCAACCACACGATCGGTGATATCCAGGTCTGTCCGTGCAGCCATGTGGAATGTGCTATCCATGCACCGGGTGCAGCCATTATCAGCGTGATAACCAAGCTGGTTGTGCAGCCGAGTCATGAGTCATATCCAAGGAAGAAGTGCAGCCAACTTAGGCGTGATAACCATTCGAGGTATGCAGCCAGCGAGTTCGTGATAACCATTACGATCGTGCAGCCCATTAGACCGTGATAACCAGCTCAAGTGTGCAACCAACGCAAACGTAATAACCAGAGAACACGTGTAGCCAAGCAGCCCGTGATACCCACGGTAACGGTGCAGCCACGAATTACGCGGTACCCACCCGTCACGTGCAGCCATGCAATGCGTGATAACCACTGCCGCCGTGCAGCCAGGAAACTAGTGACGCCCAATGCTCCAGTGCATCCAGCCATCCCGTGCTAACCATATCTCACGTGAAGCCAATTTCCAGGTTGTAAACAGCTGATGAGTGAGAACCACACTCGCCCAAGTGTTACCCAGACTATGTAGCCAAATAATCCATGATGACCAAATTGCCCGTGCAGCCAAGCCGCTTGTGATACCCACGGTTAGAGTGCAACCAAAACAAAAGCGAGAACCAAAATGACCGAAGCGAAGCACTCCTTATAACTAAACCAATTTCCAACCCTTCGCAGGTCAATCCTTCGTCAGTTGTGAAAAGAAATCTCCGCTTCCTCTAACTTAAGGATAATACTGATGGGAACCGCAGTAAAAGAAGCAAAAGACCTGACCGATATAGAGCGATGGCTCGCTCATGCACGACTAGAAAAGGATATGCGCGAAGCAGCCGCCGACCTGGCTTATCATGAGATCCAAACACTAGTCCGATTTTATTACACCTACCAAGAATTGAGAAAGGGCTCGGATAACGTAGTCCGCTCAAAAGATAAAGAATCCAATATCGTCATCGATTGGCTCAGCGAGACCAATCGGCTTATGGAGCTGAACGCTCAAGCTTCATTCCTCCCATTCACGCAGAAATACCGGGTAGGACGATGGCTCACAAGCATCACCGGAATAGAAAAGGTTAACTCCGCTTGCCTTATGGCATGGATCGATATCCGAAAGTTCGAGACCGTTTCCCACCTCTGGTCCTACGCTGGACTAAACCCAAACCAAGAATGGAAGAAAGGCGAGCAGCGACCATTCAACATGAAGCTAAAAACGCTGCTCACCTTCAAAATAGGCGAATGCTTCATCCGAGCCATGAACTCCAAAGGTGCGTACTACGGCCCCCAATATGCAATCCGTAAGAAGTTTGAGTGGGAACGAAACCTGCGAGGATACAACGATCAATACATTAAAGAACACATTGATAAACTAGGGAAAAGCACCGATGCCTATAAATATTACGCAGGATTCTACGGCGTCGACGGGGACGAACCCAAGCTATTAGGCAAAGACAAAGGGCAGCCCATGCTACCACCAGGCCAAATCCATAACCGAGCCCGACGGTGGGCCGTTAAACTGTTCGTATCACACCTGTATGAAGTATTCCATGAGGATTTCTACGGGCGCAAGCCTGTGGACCCCTGGATCATCAACAAGGAACTTGATGGCCATCAACACACCCATATCATCCGACCCCCAGGATGGCCTGTTGAAGACGGCCTTGGCCTGGACAAACTATATGAGAAATAGCCAAACCTGAAGTGAGGCCCATAATCGTCGTGCAGCCACGGCAGAGGTGATAACCATGCTCAAGATGCAGCCACATATACGATGTTTTCCAGTGGTCCAGTGCAGCCATTGATATTGTTTTAAACAGTACCCGCGTGCAGCCACGCCTACAGTGTTTTCCAATGAGCCCGTGCAGCCAGAATTGTCGTGATAACCAGTTTCAGCGTGCAGCCAGCCTAACGGTTTTAAACATGTTCGATGTGCAGCCACATTGCTCGTTCTTACCATCAGAGTCGTGCAGCCAACCCATCGGTTTTAAACATCGTTCAGGTGCAGCCACATCTTTTGTTCTAAACATAACAGCAATGCAGCCAGAAAAGGTGTTCTTCCACAGATTGCACGTGCAGCCAAATCCAGTGTGATAACCAGCTTGATTGTGCAGCCACCATCTTTGTTCTAAATACAACGGTAATGCAGCCACCACTGAGGTGAGACCCATAACCGCCATGCAGCCAATCAAATAGTTTTAAACAGGCCTAGGATGCGGCCCTGTCTGCGGTTTTAAACAAGCAGTTTGTGCAGCCACGAAGGCAGTTTTAAACAGTCATTGCGTGCAGCCAATTGCGTACTTTTAAACACGACCGTCGTGCAGCCAGCGAACGAGTTCTTACCAGCTAGCGTGTGCAGCCATATAGAGCGTGGCAACCAAAGCCCTCGTGCCTTTAACCGTAAAAGGAACCCCAAGCATGCAAATTAAACTTACCCTCAATACCGGCGAAGAAATCATCTGCGACGAGCACGAAAAGCTGACAGTACTCGACCGTGCGATACTTGGGTGCTACTCCACGGCTTCACGAGCAACAGTAGGGCAATATATACTTCTGGTTAAACCTGAAGAATGGCCCGAAAACGATAAATCCGCAATGGCACCGCTCTGCAAGATCACAGGGATTGAGATCCATGAAGAGATACATGAAAAACCGCGTATCCCCTTCTAGCCGATACCCACATGATACCGCCGTCGCTAGGCAAATGGCTCGGACCAATATCTCATTCGCCTTGACAATCAGCAGCATCATGTATGAAGCCCCTATCCGAAACCCAGTCCTTCTGCCCGAACTCGTTCCCCTGGCCAAAGCCGCTAGAAATATCTTGGAGACCACCAAATGACCGAAAAGCTAGCTCAATTTGAATTGGACGGAAACCTGGATCTATGGACCCAAGTATCTGTCACCGACCCCAAAATCACCAAGAAGATCGTAAAGGGAAAGGGGTTCACCCTCACTGCAATTGATGCCCAAAGCCAAATCAAAAAGGCAACCGAGATGTTCGGGCCCTATGGCACTGGCTGGGGACTCAAGGACCTTCGATGGGAAACGATAGCAGACTGCCCCGACCTCTCTCGTGTGCTCCATGCGACCTTCTGGTATCCCGGTGGCAAATTCGAGATCTCTTCAGATATGCCCTACGTGAGCAAGGGTGAGTGCCACAAGAAACTGCAGACAGACGCCACCACCAAAGCCCTGTCAAAGCTAGGCTTCAATAGCGATGTATTCGAAGGCAAATTCGATGACAATCGCTACATAGCCGAGCTGGAGCGCGCGAATGCAACCCATAAGGAAATACCTAAGCCACCAACTATGAAACCTAGCTCAGCGAGCTACATGCGAGCCCATCATGCCATCTTGAACCCCTCGCCAAAGGACGGTCAAACAGAACTCCACTTCATTGACAAATGCATTGCAAGGGCCGAGGAGGTCACAGCTAAAGGCGATATCAGCGGTGCCGAATTGCTCAACCTCAAAGAGCTAGCCGGCAAACAGCGTGATAAGCACCTTAAAGCCAAGGCCAGAAGACCCGAAACCCAAGAAATGGAGGCCCACTTTTGAGCCAAGCACCAAGAGTGACAATTAAAATCCAATACGATGATGACCAATTTATTGTCAGCTATGGCAGCCAGTTCACGGAAACCTATCCGGGAATCGACGAGGCCCTAGAAGGCTTTCGTAAACACTTGCTTCTGTTCCGAGCTGCCTCCAAAATTACCGGCCATAGAGAGGCAAACAATGAGTAACTTCACCTACTGGCCCCCTGAGGAGGCCCACATCATCGACGAATGGTTCGAAAGGCAGCCCGAGCTAGGGCCAGTTAGTGACGACAGCACCCAGGAATCGTATCTGGAACGATGGCATCGCCGGCGTATCTGGTTTGGTAAGCATAAAGGCAAGCGACTGGACCAGCTCCCCTACGATTACCTCGAGTGGATGTGCACGGCCAAGCTCCACCCAAAGCACAATCAGATGGCTGTAACCTACCTCATCATGATAGATCGTCCAGAAAAACAGCTCACTCCCACTGGCAAAGCCAACCAAGCATTCAATGAAGCAACCAGCTAATGCGGATCCCCGCAATAGCCAATCAGTCGTAACCCGTTTCTTTCCATGGAATTAAGTAATCAAGGAGACCGAAGCATGAGCAAGATGCCTAGTACCCCAATCCTCCAAATCCTCCGCTACACAAACGGACAAGCCGAAATCAGGGTCCGAGCCGCAGGTCGTCGTCGCCTCAAATGGGCCACAGAGGTGCTCCACAGCCTCGGCACGGAGACTGATCAGCCAGACCTGACTCATGCAGCCAATCTTGCACAAGGCGCCATTACGAAGATCCTGATGCGTCTGGATGACCAAGGACGACTAGGACCGCCAGCACAGAACGACGAGCCCAAGCCTGATGACAACTAAGGTAAACTACGCAAAGAATGACGACTGGTACAGAAGACACCACATTCGATACGAGAAACGTGTCGAACTGGAGGGTCTGCTGTGCCAGTCATGCTCAGGTGCCGGAGGTGAAGTAGATGTGATTCTGGAAGACGGCACGGGCCCTTGGGAGCCATGTGGATGGTGCGAAGGCACCGGATATGTAACTCGATGGCTGCGAGGTAAATGGCTGAGATACAAGAAAAATCTTAAAGAAACAGGCTCTGGCTATGAGTAATACCACTCAGAAGCTAACCAACCGGCAACGTGAGATCCTCGCCATCATCCGGAGCCTCACCAAACGGCGACGCGGTATCCCGCCCACTATCCGTGAGATCGCCGATGTTGCCGATGTGAATATCGCTGCAATCCAAGGGCATCTCGTTGCCCTGAAAAGAAAGGGGCAAATCAGCCACACCCCCCATATCGCACGGGGAATCCTGGTCACCGGCTCAAAGCCATAAACCTTCCCATTGCCCCAGCTTCCCCTATAGTGATGAGAATCATGCCTCTGATCCTATGGAGAAAACCCGGAGAGCAAATCGTTATCGGAGATGATATCTGGATCACCGTCGTTAAGATCGAAGGAATCCTCGTCCATCTCGCCATCGAAGCCCCAAAACATATTGAAATCGAAAGAGAAGAGCGATATACAGCCAAGAAACTGGGCCTGCCACCACCCGAAGACGATGACGAATGATCTACACCTACAGCCTATTCCCACCCAAAGAGCAGATCAGAGTCATCGACGGCGACTCCATCGCCCTCATGCTCGACTATGGCAATAACGTAGCCAGCTACATGACCCTGAGAATCCTAGGTGTTGACTGCCCAGAAATAGGTACAAATGCCGGGAAAGCCGTCAAGAAGGTCGTAGAGCGATGGATCAGCCAAATTCAACCCGACGATATCCGCATAGAATCGCATGGCCTCGATAAATACAAGGCCAGGTTCGATGGTCATATCCGCCATAAGGACGAGATCGACGCCACATTAGCGTCTTTCCTTCTCGAATACCGCCTGGCACGACGCTACGACGGAGGAAAAAGAGATCCATGGTCAGAAGACGAGCTGAAGGCGGTCGAAAAGGCCGCACTCAAAATGCTAGAAAAATAGACCGTGGAGTCTCTCAAATGGATCCAACCGCTATCGGCGTGGCCCTCGTAGCCGTCGTCGTTGTCGTAGATAAGGTCATTTCCATGTTGAAATCACGTGGAATTGACCTGAACAAGCTTTCCAGACAGATAGAAGATCTGCATCAATGGCACAACGTAAACGACGATGAGGGGGTGAAAATCTGGTATTTTCGCCGGTCCTTCGAAGATGCAATCCAGAAATTAGCGGATAATATCGAGCTGGAATGCAAGCTACTGGACCGAATCGACCGCCGGCTAGAAAGGGTGGAAGAGAAGGTGGACAGAGCTGCAGGTGGAAGCCAAATCCATTGAAGTTGAGTTGAAATCAAATTGGATACTTGGTAACAATACAGATTGACAATTCGTGGTGCTTGGCCTTCAAACTCATCGTCGTCGTGCTGTCGACGAATGGGAATTGACAACATACATCAAGTGTTCTTCATCGCACACTTGAGAGGGCCAAGCACCGTATGTTGTTAATTTTCTTAGAAAAAGCCTAAAGGACGCATCGGATGCATGGAATGCTATTCCGACCGGAAGGCATGAAGCCATCAAGACGCTGTGTCTTGGAGAGCAGAACACCCAGCTGTGCGATGAAGAGGGGAACTGGCATTGCCTGGCCCCGTCCGTACAACGAGCAGGTAGTAGCCGTAAACGTTAGTAGCTCGATGAGTGAAAGCGGTGTTGGCGCTCCGGCGGTGATGAGCCGTCCTCGGTGGATGACCCGTCCCGAATAATCGGACAAGCGGCATCAGCTGCAAGCTTCAGCGACAACCTACGTTGGTCAGAGTATGTAACGACCTGGTTGAATTCACAGCAAAAACACTAGGGGAGGAACCATGAAAGACCGTTCTGAACGAATACTTGAACACGGCGCATTACTGACAATCTGCACTCTCTTCATCAGCGTGACTCTTATAACCAGTTGCAAGCCAGTTGAGGACACGCTGCCGCAGCCAGTAATCGTCATCGAGGAAGACGAGTCCGAGTCTGTTGATACCAATCGGACAGACCCGCCACAGCCGCCAATGGCACCGCAACAAGGGGAATCGTGATGAAGGGGAAATATCTAAAGAAGCAGAACCTACCTGTCGCTGCTGTTCAGATGAATTTGGAAATCAATAGGTTTACGTATCACAAATGGGGCAGTCTACAGCAAGCCAAAGAAGGAGATTGGCTTGTCAACAACAATGGTAATGTGTATACCATTAACGAGAAGGTATTTGCTAGCACCTATGAAGAATCTGGTCTAGGGAGCTACATTAAAACAACACCTATCTGGGCTGAAATAGCATTGAAGCAAGGTGTAGTCAACACAAAGGAAGGAAAATCGCATTACGAAGCAGGAGATTATCTCGTCTCGAATAACGAAGACGGATCCGATACCTACTGCATTCCAGCTAGGAAATTCAGTGAGATGTACGAACTATGCCTATGATGGCACCGCAGACAGGAGATTCTTGATGGACGACGAATCTTACGATGACCTGGTTACGAAGCTTTCGGAGCTATCCATGGTGACCACGAAGCTGATGATGCGAACGGTTAAGTTAGAGAGCCTAGCGCACAGGCCCATCAAACAAACGGAAATCAAAGCGCTCATCAATCGGATGGCTGCGCTTGAAAGAGTTATGCATGAGCAAATCAAAGACGGCAAACCGGAAGTTCGACGAGATAGCGTGGAATCTTCGATTCCAACGCCAGCAGGACCCGGACCTACTCTCAAAAAGTGAGGTTCCCGCTGCGCCACCGTGCGTGGCGGTTATAGTCCATCCAGATGGCTATCTACAAGCCTTCTCTGATGAAGTATGGCAGGTGAAGTTCTTTACTATGCGGGCTATGCCAGATGACCCAGATTACCTAGAAGAAGAGCAGGAACTAGAGGATTCTATGGAACCAGCATACAGACGGCTTTACTGGCCAGGCATGGTCAAGGCGACTGGAAATACCCCATGGACGACTACAAGCCGCAGCCAGGAGATGTGTGGTTTTTCGCAGGACGACACTGGAAAAGCCGCCTCATTGCCTTCTTAACCGTCCCTGCTTGGATTCCGTCAGTATCTGCCCTTCTTGTCCTTTTCGCCCATCTTACCATTGGCGCTGCATACGTTGCTTTTGATGGCTGTCTGATTGTTTTCGGACTCTGGTTTTGTATTGTGCATTACAAAATCAGTCATGTTGGTATCGTCGCGCCGCATCCATCTGCTGACAAGCTGATTCTGTATGAGTCGACCACTCTCAATGCTCACCCTTGTCTCTTAATGGGCAAGACCATCAAAGGGATTCAGGCCCATAAGCTAGGCCAGCGCCGGGAAAGCTACCGTGGTCGTATCCTCGTTGCTCGAGTACGGAATGGATTCCAGCTCGATGAGGGCCACAGGATGGCCCTGAGCGACTGGTTGGTAGGTCAAGTGGGTCGTGAGTACAACACGCTAGGTGCTGTTGTATCAGGCAGTAGGGTCCTTAAGAGGCTCCTGGTGCCCATACAGCTGACTCACGGCTGGTTGCATGGATTCTGCTCAGAGCTCGTCCTGCTCGGTCTGAAGCGGGTCAGCTTGGTCAATCCTGGGGTGCGAGCCAGCTGGGTGACACCGGCCCGGCTCTATCGGATCTGCTGGCAGTCGGATAGATTTGATTTTCAATGGCTGAAGCAATGACCATACTCCGCTTAAAGCATAACTTCGTTTCTCTCCTCTTAGTGTTCTGTCTTGCTGGTGAGGAGGGCTGCGCTACTGCCCTAGGCTTAGAGCCGGCTGTCTGTGTCGTTTCCACAGATCTAGGAAATGGCCATTCTGGTCGTGGTTCTGGTGTGTTTGTCCATGAATACGATGGCAAGGCCTTGATTCTGACCAACTCTCATGTGATTCGCGGTGCTATAAGCCAGACCAGCTTCACTGTCCAATTCCACGACAAGGGCTGTTCTGAAGCACGTGGGCTCTGGCATGACCCGCAGTGGGACCTAGCTTTATTGCTCGCTTGGGCCCCGCCGGGGATCGAGCCAATCAAGATAGCGGACTATACGCCCAGGATTGGTGAGAGTGTCACGGTCCACGGCTGGGGTCCTTCCAAGCATTATCGGGAGGTCAAGGCAGCTGTTACTGGCAATGCTAGGCCAAGGAGGCATGCCAGCGATGATATGATTGAGGTCTCAGCAGTCGTCCGCCAAGGCGATTCTGGCGGTGCTATCCTCAATGAGGATGGTGAATTGCTGGCTGTCCTCTTCGGGACGAACCCTAGTACAGGGACTATCGGCTCCAATTGCATGCGGATCCGAAAGATATGGGAGGCCCAGTTTCTAGCCGGGCGCTGCCGGCCTTATGGTCGCAGAAGGGCTCCTATCCTTGTTCCTGTCCGGCCTAGACAGCCGCCGCAGCCTCCTGCCTATGAGCCGCCTGCTCCGATAGAGGATCCAGAGGAGGACCCGCCGCCGCCAGCTCCTCCCATAGAAGGTCCGGAGGGACCAGTCGGCCAAAAAGGAGAAAAGGGCGAACGTGGGGAACCTGGAGAAGATGGACTTCCTGGTGCACCCGCTTCTTTTGGAGATTTGCCATTGGTCATGCTCCAGGTCATAAACGAGCAGGGCGAGACGATTATCATCTCAGGTAGGCTGGGCGAGCCTATCGTGTTGCCTCCTATGACCTTCCAAATCCTGGACGAGAAGAATAATATTCTCCAGTCGACTACCCGGCACCTCGGCGGCGTGGTAAAGTTCCGTTTGGTGCCCGTAGACGCATCTAACAACTAGGAAAGCGGAGAGAGCTCCGCATCGGATCTAGGATCTATGGCAAAGCTAGGAGAAGATGGGACGCTGGATATCCCGGTCCCAGGTCAACCAGGTAAAGGAGAAGAAGAGATGCCTATCGATGGCTCAGAACAGTATCTGTCATTTGAAATGAGCGCGCTCGCGCAGACAGGCAGGATTGCCCAGAACAACTTTGTGACGGTGACCAAGATCGTCGACTACGATTATCTTGAGGGCAAGCACATGGTTAGTCTGACCGAGGCACTTGGGGTCCGGGAAGTGGCCAGTAAGATGGTTCCCGCTGGTCCTAACACTATTCCTCCCACCTAGCTCTTAATCTATGGAAGATCCATGGTTAGAGCTTCGGCAGCAGATATCAGAGCGGCAAGCGAACTTCGTCCAGGAGAATAAGGACCTAGAGATCGCTTACTTAAAGGGTAATGTTCGTAAGTTTGTCAAACGCCAGCTCAAGCGGTTTCGCCAGGAGATAGGGGCTGAAGAAAAGGAAGCGGAAGATGCCGGAGGCGAAACCGTCCTCGGAGACGACCACGAAGCCTTCATCCAGCAGCTCCTCGACGGAGGATGGCCCAAGCGGCCCTCTGAACGAGAAGCTCCTCCATGATTCACCAAAAGAATCTTGGAAGGAAGAGACCAAGGAGAACTGGATTGGCCTGAAAATGGCCTATGACGGCATGGTCTTGGACGGCATTAACCGTCGCGGGCGCCTGGTGGAAAGACTGGTCAAGAAGACGCAGGATGGGACAATAGGCCAGCCGGGGCCGGACAAGCCCCAGGAGGCCGATATGGGCGTCCGAGTAGGATCCGACGATGTAACCCATAATCATTATGAAGTGGCCGCTCCTGCCGCTCCTGATAGTCGGAGAGCTCCTCCTGAGGGGACGGAACCGATTGAAGGATTCAAATGGGAGTCTGCAGTTAAGCCTTTGATCGCTCTTGCTACTGCCGCCGGGCTAGGCTTTGGAGCTGCAAATCTGATAAACTCTCTATCTTCTAAGGATAGCCCAGAATTCGTAGATACGGATACGAACACTATCCAGCAGCTTGAACTTGTAGAAGATGGAGACCCAGAGTCATGAAGATTGCCTTCCTTTCTGCCCTATTTATGCTGATGCCTGCCAGCGAGGCCTTGGGCTATTGGCGAGGACCTGCATGGGGCTGCCGTCATCGGTGTTCCCCGCCTCCTGTCGCAGCCGTTCCCATGGTTCCTGTGATCCAGACGATACCTGTCCAGTATCAATGGGTCCTGGTCAGTAATCGAAACGGTCGTCGGTTCCGCTGGCGGCTGATTGGCGTTCCTCAAGCAGGGAATGCTCCGCTTCAGGCCGCTCCTGTTGTCCCGTTGGCAGCTCCACCTGCCCCATCTCTTTAAGACAGGGGCATAATCTTGTCTGCAACTGCCCGAGCGGCTAAGCGTCGTCGTTACCTCCGTCCCTTCACGGATGTGGATACGATGACGATGTTGATGTTCAACAACCTGCAGGTCTGCTGGGATTTCACGGACACCACGGAGCTAAACGTTACCGGCGCCCGACACTTTGTGGCAGCTAGTTCCGAGCTGCTTGATCATGCTGACGATGTGAAGCTAGACCATAGCCAGAATATTACGGTCATGGCTTGGTTTAAGCGGGACACGGTTGGCGCTCTGTTTGTTGATATAGCCAGCAAATCAGATACGGGAACGAAAACAGAATGGGCAATTCGCATCGATGATGATGATTTGGAATTCCACACCGGCGATGGTGCGGGGACTAATATTGCTGGTTTAGTTTCTGCTGTTGATACTACAGATTTATGGTACTTCGCGGTTGGTGTGCATGATGACCCTACGACAACAACTCGTATCTACGGAGGTGATGAGAATGGCGTTGCACTTGCCACTGCTGCTGATACGGATGCATCAAATGTAAATCAAGACACAGAATCATTGCGAGTTGGTGCTTCTTTTAATGGTACTATCCTTACGGATTTCTTTAACGGCGATATAGACGAGCTTGCTATCTGGCATAAATCGATGACTACGGATCAGGTTACTTGGCTCTACAACGGAGGAGCTGGCCGCAGTCTTACCGATGTGACGACTAGCATTGAAGCAGATAACCCAGGTCTTGGCAGTCTCGTTGCCTGGTATGAGATGAACGAGGACGGCGGCATTGCTATGAACAGTGCCCCTGCTGGTGGTTTGCATCTAACTGAAACTGGGTCCATTGAACTTGTTCCCGGTCATGTGTTGCAGACAGTTGGTGCTGAAAATCGATCAGGTGATTTTGCTGCGGCAAATGCCAACCTATTTGATCCGCATATCCCTGTCACTGCTTATCCGTTCTCCTTTGCTATTTGGGTTAACACATCGCAAGTTGCCCTTGGAACAGCAATTGGAATGGGCAGTACCACATCAGCAACTAACTATGTAATACTAACAGTATCTGCAGCAGGAAATGCTCAGTTTCAAGTAAGAGATGGCGGTACTGACAATGTAATTATTGGGTCTTCTATTAATGACAGCAATTGGCATCTCCTTGTTGGAACTGCTCTCAATGCTACAACTCGGAAGTTGTATGTTGACGATATTGCAGCAGTAACCGGAGCTGTTTCTGCAACTTTCCCGACTCTAGATGACTTCCGCATCGGTGCTCTAAATAATGGCGGGACAGTTGGTACGGACTGGGATGGTTTCTTAGATGAAGGCATGCTGTTCGATGCTGAACTTACAGATGCTGAGGTCCTGACTCTTTACAACGACGGAGGGGGTGTACTTGCCGAGAACCTATCTACCGTCGACGCCACGCTCGCTGCCAAGATGACAAACGCTTGGCCGCTTGATTTCAATGCCCAGCCGCAGCCGCTGGATGGAGCTGCCGATTTTAGCCCATTTGCTAACCGTCATCTTATAGCAGATCTTCCAGTAGCAACTGCATATCCTTTTTCAGTAGCAGTTTGGATTAAAGGCAGCAGCGTGGGAGATAGAGCCCCTTTTACTAGTTCTCAATTCGCTGTTGGTAATCAGTATTTCATTTTATTAGGAGACGCAAGTGGTACCTTGCGATATAAGATTGTAAATGGAGGATCTCAAGCTCAAGTTTTTACGGTTGGTTTAATTAATGATGGTGATTGGCATCTAATAACTACAGTATCTGCAGCGTCAAACGATCACCGAGTTTATTTTGACGATCTTGCCGCAGTTACAACTACTAGCACAGTTACGTTTCCTACTGGACTAGATAATACAATTATTGGAGGTTGGATCAAATCTGGTGACCCAGCTCTTAAAAATCAGTGGATTGGTCAAGTAGATGATGCGATGGTATTCAATGCAGCTCTTACCTCAGGAGAACGGCTCACTCTCTATAATAGTGGTGCTGGTTTAAATGAGTCTGAGTTAAAAGTTGAAGATGCAACTCTTCATGCAAAGATAACAAACTACTGGCAGCTTGATAACGCTGCAGGTCTTGGCGATGGTGCTTCTAGCTTTGATGGAGTCGATCAATACTTCGACAATTCCGGAGTCATAGCTCCTCCCTTTGCGACGAATGAAACTGGAATTGCTATAGCCTTATGGATTAAGACAACTGCTACAGGATTGGATACTTGCTTCTCTCAGTCTCGTTTTGCAGATACCGATGTTTATCTTCATCTGCAGCTGCAAGCAGACGGGACGATGAGCTACATCATCAAAGACAGTGTAGCCACACTGACGCTCAATCACTCGACGGTTATTAATGATGGAGATTGGCATTTAGTTTCTGCAACTTCAAAACAAACTGTCCTGTTTTCAGATAATTGGGATGATCATAAGCTTTGGATTGATGATATTGCTGCAGTAACTAGCTCAACAAGCGTTACCCCGTTTGAATCTCCTGCTGGTGCTCATACTGACCTGGCTATCGGAGCATTGAAAGCTAACAGCACCGTCACTGAGTATTGGAATGGTGATTTGGATACGGTCATGGCCTTTCCTAGGCACTTCCTAACCGACGCTAACGTAACCACGCTTTGGAATAAGGGAGCTGGATATCTTCCATCCCAGTTGGAGAACGTAGATGCAACGCTTCACGAAGAGATTGGTAGCTTCTGGAACTTGAACGAAGCTTCGGGCGCTGACCTTAACAGTAGTTTTCCAGCTAGGATACACCTAACCAATAACAACACGGTTACGGCAGCCTCGGCTCCGGCTCCTCATGGAATTGACGGTCTTGGTAAAGATATCATTGGTCGTTTGGGACTAGTTAATATCAACACCGTCACTGCGGCTACAGATCAGATTCCTACTGGACGCGGCGGAGAAGAACGCGACGCTATTGGCGAGTTAGGCGTAGATAACACAGGTGTTGTAGATGGCCAGGGCATCTTTGCAGGCCGGCTCCTCAACCCGCTTATCTCTATAGCTACAGATACGACAGGCGGCGGCAGGGACCTCACTCAAGGTACTGTGGCTCTCAGGCCTGAGTTCTTTGAGAACGTGGTCAATGGCCAGCCAGGCGCCTTCTTTGAGAGAAGCCGCGGTACTTACCTGGATATCACGGCAGCGAACTGGGGATCAACGATTGCCCAGCCTTACACTTTCGTCATAGTTTTAAGAACTGATGCGCCAACTGACAACCTTCAGCATACTTATGTTGATAGCCAAACGGCAGCCAATCGCAATGTAATTTACAAGGCACTAACGACAAACAATAACACGATCTTCCAAAACACTGCTCTCACCGGTAATGCGGCCAGCGCAAACGCGGAGATATGGGTTGTAGTTTTTGATGATGATCCTGCAGCAACTAATAACAGTCGCCTCTATGTAGACGGTATTTTAAGGGCGGGACCGGGAAACACTTCTACTGTTAGCAGTTTTGTTATTGAAAGCATGACAGTTGGTGATGACTACCTTCATACATCTCAGGAATTAGAAGGATTCATCTTTGAGTTATGCCTGATGACGGGTGATGCGGTTGTCGATCAACTGAAGAATCTAAATCAAATCAATGAGGCCCTGGCTTCTACTTACGGAATTTCTTACACGCCGATAACAAGCTAATGCCACTGCCGCAATTCAATTACACGGTCGTTGTCTCGGACGCTGAGAAAGCTGCAGCCAATACCGCCCTTGCTGCCGTCAGCGGCGAGCTAGCCAACTGGTTCTCCCAGCCTGTCATCAATGCCGCTGACCCGGATGGCACCGCGGTTAAGGCCTGGTATGGACGAGGCCGTCTCACGCTTGCCCAGTTCAGGGTAGGCAAGGCTGCCATTGATGGCGCAGGGCTCGCATCTGTCCAGGTCCTCGAGAAGCACGCTAGCATCCCCGCCAGGGGCGAGATAAGCCTAGACGGCTTCCTATCCGACAAAGGCTTCCGACGCGATGGTGAGCTCGTCAGGGCCTATGCGACTGCCATAGCCGACGGTACAGATCCCGAGCAGGCGACCACGGCGACGGGGATTGCCATTAATCAGTTCACTCGCCTCAAGGAGCTCATTAACTTTGGGACGGTTGCCAATGGCGTCCAGGTCCAAGTTGCAGGCACCTATGAAATCAAACTAGAAGGGCACGCCGAGGCCCGTACTGGAGTGGAGTTCACCATTGCGGTTGTCCGAGGAGCAGTTCCAACTCCTGTCAGCGGCGTCTTGAGGGCAAGTAATAATTTCAAGGGAACGCTCAGGGGAAGAGGTACGCTGTCCGTCGGCAATAACATAAGAGTTGCCGTCTCTTCTGTCCCCAACAGCACCTTCAAGCTGATCAAGAGCCGAGTCCATCTCGAAAGAGTCTCATGATCCTTAGGGCTATTTAGCTTTCTTACGGCGTCGAGCTTCCTCTTTAAGACTATGATTTCGGATTAGGTTGTTCCTGGCGATCTTTCTAGTATCCGAAATGATATCTTGGATTCGCTTGTAATCTGAGTCCGTTGGCTTCTCTAGATTGAAAGTGCTCAATCGTCCTTTGACACGATCGCTCGCCCTTTCGCCAGCATCTTTGACGAATTCCTCATACTGCTCCGTCGTCAGATCTATGGGCTCTCCGAGGACCGTGATCTGCCTCTGAGGCATGCTTGGCTTAGTAGCTTTAGGATGGTCACGCTGATAAGCCATCATGATCCGGTCACCAGGATGAACATCATCAACGCTTAACTTGACTGGAATAAAAAGTTTCCAAAGGAAATCCGTCAGAGGAGCAGTGCCCGTTGGATCAATGATGCGGCCATCTCGCCGTCCCCATGGAGGTTCATGGCGAGGAATCAAACGACCCCACAGATC